AAATTACCTAAGTAACCTGCTTGAAGATTCGTATAAAAAATCATTTATGCCCTTTTTGATAAAAAATATTTACTACATATATATCACCTCAACTTTGTTTTTTAATCCATGTTAGGCGACCGCCGATACGCGAATTCGAATACACAGGCGAACAGCTCAAAAGCAGACCGAAGGGCCCCGCAGTACCCGCATTAGTCCAAAACCCGCCGAAATTACCTAAGAAACCCGCCTGAAGATACGCATAATCACAATAGTGTGTCGTCTCCGACGCCCCACTATTAACTGTTACAAAACCAGTTTCATTTGTTCCATGAATATCTTTAACATAACCATCTTTATTTACATCAAACCCAGTTCCATATTCTTTATAATTCTCCGGTCTAGGTTCGGCATCGACCCATGTCTCTCCTACTAACTGATACGGCACAACGTTGAAATCGTCGGTTGCAATCCACAGTTTTCTGGGTGGCGTGGTGCTTGTTGTAGACCACAATCCGTCTATCCAATCTCTCTGATTGCCCCAGAAATCTTCAATACCACAAAATTTAATCTGTTTGGTTCCATCGGTAGAACCCCAAAACATTCCATCAGTATTACGAGCACCAGTATTCATTCTTACTGATGCATCTACGTTGCCTCTACCTAATGCGGTCTGACCGTCAAGATTCTTGAAGAAGATTACATACAAAATCTGTAATAACTGCATCTGATAAAATAAGAACTGTTCATAACCCTCTCCGTTTGCTTGTGCATATCCACGGATTTCTACATGGGTTTTGGTATTGAGAGGTGTTTTACCCGACAAAGATCGAAGTACACCACCGAGTAACGACCCTTTGTATGCACCAACATAAATTGCAGGAACTTTTGTTTCACCACGCATATGGGCAAGACAAACAAAACCTTCACGTTGAACTCTTGAAATCTGAACAAAACGATCAGTTTCATTCTGACTGAATTTCCAATAAATTTGTGGAATTTCAACCATTACATCTCCATCAAGACCGGATGTAATATCAGCATTAGAACCATCAATCTTCTTCGTGTAATCATTAGGATCAAGATAATAATTTACCGCACCATCCTTGAATACACAAGGACGAATACCTAATGATTTGAACGGCAATTCCCAAGAACCCCAATCAAAGTTACCATCATTACCCCGCATAGGGACAAATCCCGCTGCATCATCGGTATAGGCAACACTTGTTTCAGGATTCAGGTTGGTAGTATCAATCTTGACACCATAGATATTATTACTTGAAACTGTTAAAACGTCATCTATTCTTTCATTTAACATTGAAACATCATTCTGGTTGGCGAATCTAACGATAGTATTCCAACCACTTGTTCCATCACCTACTTTGAGTATACCTGTATCAGTTTCATACCCCAATTCGCCATTCTTAAGAACAGCATTTTCTGCTAACCAATTATTGCGCGTATCGCGTCTAATTTGTATTGATGCTTTTCTAGGCATTATGCACTACCTCCATCAATTACTGACAAATCATCACCAATCGCTAACAAATATTGCTGACGATTATCCTTGAAGATAGGAATAATATGTATAACAACCGTATTATCAATCGATTCAACAGCAGTTTTAAGTGCTGTTAATGTTTCATAAATAGTAACAATCCACTTAACCATGTTATTTCACCTCAACTATATATTTATCAGAAGTATATTTCCACGTAACGGAATCTGCCGTTCTATCAGTTGCCTCACCAATCTTGAACTGGATTATGTGCTTACCCATCTGCTTACGCTTGTAAGGATACCAGAACCAAATTGCAAGACTCTTATTTTTCTCTAGAATATTCGTGGTAAGCATCTGATCCAGAATATCATCCACAAATATACCAATCGTTATTCTACCTATTTCTGTTCCCTTCACGCTGAAGAATACTTTAAAATCTTTCTTGTAAGGAATAACCTTAAGGGGTTTAGGAGTTCTAACAGAATTGCACCAAACCTTTTCAATGTAAGCATTACCAAATTCATTCATAACAATCACCTTAATTATTTTACTTCAACTTTACATTTTTGCGAAGAATAAACAGTACTAAGAAAAACCAAATCTTGTGAGTTAATTGTATTATTATCCTCAAGGGGAATAACAAAAGGAATTACATATGAATTACCCGTAACACTATTTGTTGTTTCAATAATACCATTATTAATCCCACTTACAAAATCATGAGATTTAATTAAACCACCAACAAAAGTTGGTTCAAATAATACAATAATACCATTATCCTTTTCCATGATTAATTTAGAATCAGTTTCTATAGTATAATGATTTTTAAAATTACCAATGATGTCTTTTTTGATGATGAAATTAAATGGTGTAACTTCTACTGTGTCATATTCTTTTGCACTTGTAGACATTGAGGTTGCATTACCTGTATCTAACTCGAAAGTGAACTTCAGGTAATTAGGTTTAATTTCTTTAAACTTGATTATAACACGATTATCACCAAACGCTTTATTGTAAAAAGAACCAACTTCAAATACATTGTTGTTTGATATACTAAAGAGTTTAGCATTTTTCCAGGTAGTCTGTTTAATTACCCACCGCATTATAGGGTTCTGAACAACAATGTCACCTACAAAGTCATGTTCAGGATTATAAATCTGCTTCCATTCGGATTCTTCAGAACCCGTAGTAATAGTATCAAATACCTTACACTCACCTACATTATATTCTCCTCCTACATCAAATGCAACACGTGCTCTCTTTTCGGGTAAGAGAAATCCATAGTTAACTGCAATATTAGATAAATCATCAGTTTCTTTTTGAACTTTGATTGTATACGTTAAACCCTTTTGTGTAATATTGAACGGTTTAGTTTTAACAATAGTCCATTCACCACTTATCGGTTGATTTTCATCAGTTATTAATATATGTGAATGTGGACTATCTTCAAACATAGATGTTGCGCGTAAATTAACTGTATTGTCCAATGATGTTATTGTAGTTATAAGATCATGCAATGATTCATTAGTCGAAAATAACCATTTTCCTTCATTTAAAACATCAGTTTCTTCATCATTACCTTCAAAGGTATACAAATCATCTACCACAACATTATCCCCGCTTAAAACAACGATACGTGCGTCTGATGCGATTGTAGTGTCACTCTTCATGCGTAAGACTACACGGTAAGAACCAAGAGGGACATCCACACCCGATACAAACGTGTAAGAAATATATTCATCCTTTGCATCGAGTAAGTTGTAAGACATCTTATACGCCGTAGTATCATACTTCGGAGTATCACCTGTTGAATGCGTAACATCATCAGGATAGAATGCAGGGAACGGTCTATAAATCGGTATATCTCCTGCCATGAATGCAGGTGCAGTTAACTTCACACTATCCTGCGAAGTCTTGACTCTTACATTTGTAGCGCCCACGGGAAGAGCAACATGCGGAGGGAACTCTATATTAAATTCATTCTCACGCATTTCTGTTTCCACTTCCACTACACGCTCATATTTGCTCGCAGGAAGATACTTTCCTTCCACTGAATAATTCCTTACACCTAACTCCTCTGAAGTCTGTGGTGCCTCAGCATTTTCAATCTCAATGAAACCATCTAAGTCTGCATATTTCGTGTAGCAATATCCAGCAGAACGATACTGTAATGCTTCTACATCTTCTGCGTATTGTGCATCATCCTTTTCACCATCATTGTAAAGATAACCTTCAAGAGTAATAGGTTGCAGATTCCTACGAATGGAAACAGTTCTCGGTTCTTTAGCGTTAATACCTGCAATCTCTTTGGTAATCTTCGAGACAGATTTCTTATCAATGTTGGAAAGAATTGGTAAATAAATATCACCTATATACATTGTAACACCTTTTTATTATTTTTAGACGAATTATAATTTAAAGGAGCCGGGGTTATGTATACGATTGTATGCATACCTGCTCCGTCCTCGATTTGGAACCAGTCGTGTGAGAGAAATTACCACGCGCCAGCCAGGAGTTTCAATCCTTGTTGTTCTGGATCAGCCTCTAGGACCTCACCACATTACATCGGACGATCCGATGGTACGGATATATGTTTCCACCTCCCCGCAGATCCGGAGGTCGCGGGTGTACGAAGTGTCTCCGTAACTCGCGGCCCATGCTTGAACCTGGAATACCGTTCCGGGTTCGACGTCATCGAGATCAACCGAGTAGGTCGCCCAGGAGGCGTCGGTAGCGACCGCCAGGGGCCCCACCTGTCGCCCATTCCGGAGAAGCCGGGCATAACAGAGCCGCCCACCGGGCCCGCGATAGTCGAACTTAACCCGGAATTTTGAGGTCATATACCCCGGTGGTACTGTGGCCGTGTGGGTTGTCTTCGGCGATTCGGTCTGTGCGCCCACCTGACCGGACACGGTGTGGATCACTGTATCTGACGCGGCGTACGACTTTTTCTGCGTGGCTTGTAAACCACGGCCTGTGATGATCCCAACGTTCGTGATGTTCTTCCCGCCCCAGTCCTTGTCCGCATCAATCGTCGTTCCACTTATTTTTAATGCTTTATCTAATTCAGTATCAATCTTATCCCAATTTCCATTAACCGGAATATGCCAATCAACATCACCATGAGCAGGTTTTGCTAAATTCAATTTTGGAGTATAAGTACTTACCATGTTTAATCACCTGTATGATTTATACTTTCTATTTAACAGATTTGAACCAAATTCTTTAGGTTCAAGATTTCTGTAATAGTTTTGTTCATTAAACGATGCAAAGGAAAGATTTGTTGGTGTTATAATTTCACTACCTTCTATATTTGATACAGGAATGAGTGCAGCATAAGTAATTAATGTTAAAGGATAATAACCACTGATTGTATTACTTAAATAAATGCGTGCATTATCACCAATATCAGATTCTTTAAATTCAATTACATGATTATATGACGTTAATACTGCATCACCACCGATTGTTTCACTTTTTGCAGATGTATCAATGGCTAATGTTGTAGAATCTGTTGCATTAACAAATGAAAATGTAAGTTCACTTGCTGTACTTGTAGAAATAGTCTGAACAATTAAATTGTAACGTCCAATATCTATATCCTCTCCAATTATACCATCAAAAATAGTTATTGTTTGTGAACCAATTGAACCACCATGTGTTGTGCCTGCAAGAACTGTAAATGGATAACCAGCCTTTTCATAAATCATTGAATCGGTTACTTTCATTTCCCAAAATACAACATCAACATTACCTATACCAACACTAGAAGAACGAACAAATAAACCAACATTACCATATTCAAATGTTTCATCGCCAATATAAGTAATTGTGGGTATTGTGGGTTTGTCAACAAAAACACTATAAAAATATATTTTGAAAGAGCGTTCTTCATTATTATAATCACAATCAATATTATAAATGCCACCTGAAACCGCTTCAATAGTTTTAGAAGCAGCAACTACTTCACTACCATCTGCACCATAACCATATTTGCCGTAACCATTAGTGCCATAAGAACCTTGACTATTTTGATTCTGTTTAAATTTGAGCAGTTTAACTTTAGATTTATTACCACCATTAGGTTGTGATGCATCAAGTTCTAAACAACAAACATAATATGTATTATTAAAATTAGGATCACCAGCAATTATTAAACCCGCTTCTCTTGTAACACTTTTTGTAGACTGTATTTGAATTTCCATTTGATAATTGCCTGTTCCCAGTTTTAAATTCTTTAATTTTTTTGTAATTAATTTTTCATTGTCGCTTTTTATTCTTAAACCCCTTGTTGAATATGCATACGTTTCAGTAAAATTACTACCATTTTCTACATCATATTCAGCAGAAGAATCAACAACAAAATTATCAAATATCCTATTAGACTGCACGTTTGATAATGTAACATCAGTAGTATTTTGGAATATATACTCTGAACCCAGGGAACCAGAAATCATAAAAAGTGTAAACATAAAGTTACCCGATTCAGCAGTATTATTTACATATAATCCACCTTCACCAAGCACTAATGCACTACTATTCTTTGATTTACAAATACCTGCAATACACTCATCAAATATTACTGTAAAGATACCATTCTCACTTGTATGTTCAGTGTTTGCTAACGATGATGTTACCATTAAATCAGAAGGCGCACTAATCGCCTTCCATGAAGGCATAGTGCTGAAATCAACATGCCAATCCCATTTAAATGTTCCATTACGAATTAATTCAAAAGTAACATACAACGGAGTGAAACGAGCAAGAACTATCTCTCTACAATCTGTTGCACCTGCATCTGACTCACCATCAAACAGGGAGAACTCAATCTCAACTAGATCAGGACGAATCTCCTTCACAATGTAACTGACATCATTGTTCTTAAATGCACGTGGATATAATCTTCCTACCTGATTATTGATGAGATTGGTTAACTCACCTGTATTATCCCAAACCTCATTTGTATCCACATGCCAACGGAAAAATGAGTTTTGAATTACTATACCCGTAGAGAAATCATGGTTGTAATTAAACACTTGTTTCCATTCAGATTCAGTTGTAGAACCATTGGTGTCAAACACCTTGACATTACCACAATCTACTTCAGTATCATTCTCAAATACTACCTTTGCAGTATAGGTGGGAAGAATAAATCCATAGTTTACATTGATTGTATTAGTTGTTGCTTTTACCTTCTTTATGGAAACAGACAACGTTTCATGTGTTATAACCTCAAATTCTGAAGTCTCAATGGTAGTCCATGTAGTTTTACCTGTTGTGAATATTTCATTAATTAATTCACCACTTTTATTGCCCGTTACGGTCACGGATATATCATCAGCAACATTCAAATCCTGTAAGCGGAATACAATCTTGTAACGTCCTTTAGGTAAGTCTGTTCCTACTGTTGTAGTCCATTCTGTTTTCTTATTCTGTGCATTGAGCACTGTTACAAAACATCCGTAGGCAGACTCCATAAACGTTTTAGTGCCTGTAGATGTTATAGCATAGTTATCAGCATCAAAAATAGGAAACGGTTTAAATATAGATATTTTACCATCACTGCCAACAGTTCCATGCCATTCATCAATAAACATGATTTCCCAAGGCGATTTGATTCTGACGTTGGTTGCACCTGTGGGAAGGGCGATGATTGGAGGGAACTGAATTGCAAAATCACTATCAACATAATCAGTCTCTACACGGTAAGAACACTCATAGCGAGCAGCAGGAAGGAACTTACCTGTTCCAGTAAACTCACGCGCATTTTGATTCTCTACTGTGTCAGGTATATCGATATCAGTAAGGACAAAGTAACCCTTCTTATTATTATACTCAACAATATTGTAGGCAGAATTACGTATTAATGCTGCCTCAAGATCATCAGCGTAATCATCCGAAGTCTTACTTCCATATGCTGCTGCAACACCCGCTATAGTAAGTTCTTTCAGTTTCGGTGTAGTCTCATCAAGATCAGCATCGCCAGAGATGAAGTTAGTTTCCTTACTTTCTTTGGTGGTTTTATTTGCTGAAAATTCCGAAACATACGGAATATAAATATCTCCAATATACATTTATCTCCACCTCTCAATTAAATTCACACGACGCTTCAAATCATCAAGTATAGTCTCTAATCGTTTCTTTGGTTTATCAAGTGTAATACTACATTTATCATTGGTAATTTCCATTTCAATAATCTCATACGCACCAGCAATGAATGCAGGTTCACTTATAGTAACGTGACAACCGAGTTCAATCGCCTTTGAGTAGAACAAGTCAGGATCAACATTAATCGTGAGTGATGCAAGTTTATTCTGCTTACTCAATTCATCTTTTGCACGTTTCTCACATGCGGCTACATCTGTACATGAATCATCAGTAATAACAATGGTAGGATTTGTCCCCACACTTGCCTCACCAGTAACACCATCCTTACCAATTACAATAACCTTCTGCACAGGATGAACATTAACTTCAATCTCTGGAATATCAATAATTGCATTGGATATGTTGCATGTTTTTTTGTTCCAGGTATGACTTGTCTTGTTACTACGAGTGCAACCATTTACACCAATGAAAATCTCATTTCCTACCGTCCACACATCACACGCAGTTTGTTCAGAGACAATGTTAGCAGAATCAGTAGTATATTTACCATTTGCATCTAGGCCACAGACACAATTATCAGCAAGTAACCGTAACCACTCATAGCGATTGAGTTTGTCACCCTTTAGTTCATCAATAGTCTGTATTGGCACGTAACCCACTGTAAACGCTGTATTAGCAAGGATCTCTGACAAGATGATGTCAGAGGTAGTTGAGGTGTAAGTGATGTCAAAACTTGCACTTTTACTCATCAAATCATAGTCAAATGATAACTTGTAGGCAAGTTCATCCAGAGTAATGTTGTATTTATTGTTCAAGTAATCAAAATTGATTTTGTTGATTACGCCAGTGAATATTTCCATCCCATCAACAATCAACATCAACTCTGATTCACTCTGAAGCGTGTAGTAGTCTTTTGCAGAGATGGTAACAACGCAATATTTCTTCTCATTACTCATCAGAGTAACCGTGTAGGAATTGACATTATAATCACGTAGTCCACGGAGAATTGCCTTCATGCTGTTAACCCCGCATTCCTACTAATACGTTCATACACGGCATCTGCAAGTTTATCTATGTCCTGCTCACTACGAATTGTTGCATTATTAAGGTTTACATCAATGTCATAGTTATTCGTAGTGCCGCTACCCTGAAGTTGCGGTAAACCTTCGAAGTTAACCATTGCAGCAGACACATCATACGTAACACTGACAGGTGGTGCTTCTACACTGTTCAGAATACCATTCATCTGATTAACTGCCGCTTGAAGTGCGGGAAGTGCTGCTAATATACCACTCGTGTAGGAATTGACAAATGTGTAACCAAGATCATACGCTTTCTCTGCAAGATTCAACTTTTCAAGGATTGATGATTTTACTGTATCTACTGTAGCGTCAAGTTCAGGTTTCTTCTCTTCAACACCTTTCTTGTAAGACTCAACTAACGCTTTACCCTCTGTGTTAGAATCAACCTTTACCTGTTCTTTCTTCTCCTCATCGATTGTAGGCGTGACAGTTGCATCAATGGTTATATCTTCAGAATCAATTACAGTTGCATTAGTGTAATTACTATCAAAACCATAAGAGACAGGCCCCATAAACAGTCTGTCAATATCCTCTTCTCGTATTCCACTAGTGAAATTATCTGCAAACTCTTTTGCAGCATTTTCACCCGCTACACCTGCATCTTTTACAGTCTCATTAAATTCACCGTTTATAATCGTTTTAAGTCTAGTTGCACTTGTTTTACCTGTAAGAACATCAGCAAAGTTATTATTGTAAAGTAAAGACGCTTCTCTTGCCTTTTGCTCTAATTCTTCTTTAGAATATTCTTTCTTTTCTTCTACAACTTCTGGTTTAATTTCTTCTTTCGGTATAATTTCAAGTTCAACTTTAATAGTTAAAGGTTCTTCATTTATTTTCTCTTCAACTAATTTCTCTGTATCCTTCCACTTCTGATAGAAATCAGTCCACCATTCATCAAGCGGCTGTTCCATCTTCAGTTTAGTGTTTAACGCATTTTGTAAATCTTCAGGTAACTTACCAGATTCAGATGCAACAGAGTCAAGGAAACCAATCAACTGTTTTTCTTCATCTTGGAGTCCATCAGTAAGTTTGATAAAAGGTTCTGCCGCTTTAAATCCTTTTTTCAATTCTAGGGCCATTTCAGGACTCATGGCGTTCCATTCTTGAAGAATTAAATCAAACTCTTTCCTAAACTCTTCATGGAAGGCAGCCCAGGGTTTCTGTTCCTTTACTTGTTCATCTATTTTCTTCTTTAATTTCTCTGGTATTTCACCACCATTCTGTTCAATAATAGTTTGTAGTTCACCAATGAACTGTTTATCATCGTCTGTTAATTCTGTTAAATCAATAACCTTTCTTGAAAGTTCAAGTGCCTTAAAATTATTTAATTCATCTTCGGTAAGATTCTTGGTATCTAATTTACTGAACGTTTCATTGAATTTCTGTTCAAATATATTAGCACTCTTTACAGCACCATCTTCCATTGTTTTATAGACATCGGGTAAACCAGACTCTACACCATCATTTATGCCGTCTGTAACTGCCTTGCCTACAGGTTTAGCCTTCTCTTTGACATCAGGTGCTTTACCCGTAATTCCATCTATGAAACCCTTTACAAATGCTGCACCTGCTTCTACAGCCGCTTTGATTGCATTAACAATAAACTCTTGGATTCCACCGTTTAAGATCCATTTAATAAGTGAAGAACCAACATTCGGTGCAGCATCAATGATTCCCTTACAGAAATCAATGATCATACGGAATCCAACCTCAAGCATCTTAAGCGGTAAACCACCCACTAACCTGATGATTCCACCAATAAGACTACCTAAAGCATTGAACAGTCTGTTTACATCACCATTAATAAATGCATCAATTAAATTAGAAACACTATCAAAGATTACACCAAACGTCTCACTAATAAAATCAGTAAGAATTTTAATATGATCCATTATGAACGTGATAGCATTGGCAGTAATATCTCTGATTCCAAACCAATTATTCTGCCATGCAAACCACAATAAAGTAATTGCACCAACAATTAAAATAATCCAACCAAGAAGAGGTGCAAGTGCAGTCAAAATACCTGGAATAGTTGTAAAAATTAAACTTTTTATACCATAAAATACAGTACCTAATTTTGCTAAAGCACCAACAAATACATTTTGAAATGATGTAGCAAACGCTTCACAAGATTTAAATGGTGCAAATAATGATATTAATCCATTTTTAGTAGTGGTTAAAGGACCATTCATGTTTAGTAATGAGGATGCAAACATTCCTACTGAATTCTTGATATCCATTATGTTTTTACCAAAGATTACAGCGTCAGGATTGAATGTAACCATCCCTGCACGTAAGATACCAATACGCTCTGCTGCAAGTCCAATCTTACCAATGAATTTTACAAAAGGTGAAAGTGTCCACATGAGGATACCAGAAAACAACAACAGGGGAACAGCAATAAGAGTAAATGCAATTCCCATTGCAGTCACCTTTGCAATAAGTTCTTTCGTGCTTGTATCCAGTCCATTGAACCAATTAATTAACCCTATTACATGATCAGCAATATTCTGCACAATGGGTATGAAATTCTGTGCAACCATTATACAAAATTCTTTCAATCCATCAAGATTAGCATTTAATGAAGTAAACAATGAATAAAGTGCAGGTTCAATAGAACCATAAATCTCTGCTGCTACTGTAGCAAGATTACCCGTAAGAATTTCATACTGTGCTGCTGCTGATTGAAGAATAATGTCTGCCTGTCGTGTTGCCTCACTACCTTTTTCAACATCATACGTAATCTGCTCTAAAAGTTCACCGTATTCTTCGGTTCCTTTTGACATCTGGATCATGGCAGCGTATGACTGTTTACCGAAGATTTTGGAAAACTCACCTTCAGTCATACCCTCTGACATGGCACGATTAAATTCAGAGAAAATTTCAGCAGGTGATTTTACGCCCGTCATTGAGAAAGAATTAACTTGTTTCTCAAGGGCTTTTACTTTTGCAGTCTGCTTTTCAATTTCAGAATTAGATTTCTTGACTTCATTTTTCATTACCTTTTCGGCAAACCTCGCTTCACCAAGTGCTTTGTTTAAACTCTGCCATTTTTCAGACGATGTATCTAAACCTTGCATCTGCCGTTCTAATTCTAACATGAAGTCTTTGTGTTTCTGGATTTCTTCATTTGATGCAGATGTGCTACTCTTCATTTGATCGAGTGCTTCAGCAGCACTATGATATTCAGCGACAAGTCCGTTTAACTCATCACCATTCTTATAGATAGAAAGATTATATTTACGAATAATACTTGCTGCTTCTGCTGTGGGTGCAATTAAATCAGTGAAAGCATCACGAAGAATCCTACCTGCATTCTGACCCGTAAACGATAAGTCACGAAGCATTGCGGCCATTGCAAGTCCTTCTTCCAGGCTATATCCTAGAGAGGCAAAAGTAGGATTAATGTATTTGAGTGCAAGGACTAAATCTTCAACATCAAGGACTGATGCACTAGCAGCAGCAGCAATAGCATGTGTAACGCGTGTTGCTTCTGTCGCTTCCATTTTGTAAGCAGAAAGAGTAGCAAATAGCATCTTGAAAGCAGTATCAAGATCAGTGGATTGTGCCGTTGCAAGGTTGATTACTTCAGGCATTATAGCGTAAACATCTTCAACCTGCATACCTGCCTGAGCCATGCCATACATGGACTCCATAATGTCATTGGCAGTAAACATTGTTGAACCGGCGAGATCATACGCAAACTGCTGTAAATCTTCCCTTACATCGTTTACACTTCTACCCATTAAGTCAAAGACTGATACAGTTTTCTGTGAGAGTAAATCAAACTCCTTACCTGTATCAAAAATAGCAGATGCAATGCGTGTAATGGGATAAATAACACCAATCGAAGCAGCACCGGCAGCACCAACCAGGGTGTTACCCGTTCTTCGCATTGTTTCGCTTACACCATTCATTGCACGATTGAATGTAGCAGCCATTGATGCACTTGTGGTAGCGGTAATACCTTGTGCCTGTGCCATCTTCTGCTGGAAGTCAGTAATATTACCGCCGACATAAATTACAATGTCATTATCTCCAAGTTGCATCAATATCACCTTTTCTTAATCTTTTGGCGCTTAGCCTGCTTTGCTTCTTCAGCATTCTTTAAGGATAATATTTTAGAAATAGCAAGATACTTCTGTTCTGGAATATTGTTTAATTCATCCCATGACCAACCAAAAGCATCAATTAATACAAAGTCTGCGAAATCTTCATCATCAGACCCATTACGCAATGCATGTTTCCATCGCGCTATTTTTTTGTAATAAGTATCTTTTTCCAGAAGATTGCGTAAGTATTTACGTCCCTTGAGTTTATTACGCACTTCTGCTACTTTATTGTTTGAAAAAGAAAGTTGTCCTACTTCTTCTTCAACTTGAGTTCCTTCGGTGCTTCCTGTGTATTCGTCGCGTAACCTCTGAAAAAACGGTTCACATCGCCACCAAGAACATCCTTACACTGTTGGAAAATCTTATCCATTTCCCCAATAGGAACAGTGTCAAAATCCTCTATATTCCACATCTTATTTGTAGCGAGAGAAATCGTAGTAACAATGATGAAATCTTCCTCACGCTCTGAATATTCAATAATTTCATCGGGATGCTTATTTGCAATCATGGCAAGAGCATCTTCAATTTTCATACTATCGTCAAGTTCATCCTTGAACCTGGATAGAAAATCAATAAGCATTGCTTTCTGCATCTTCCGAACCTTACGCACAATGCCGTGGTAAGGTTCATCAGTCAGTTCATAAGTTTCATTGTTAATAATAACATTAACCATAATAATCAGTAAAAAATATTTAGGCTATTGTAAGCCCGGTAACTTGCAGCGATTCCAATTTATCCCCAATAACCTCATCAGGCTTGACATCAAGGGGATACTCGGGGAACTGAACACCCGTAAGCGTGAAAGTCTTGTCATCACACGTAAACTTAAATCCACACTGTGTAAGAGCCCGAACCTGTGTAAGAAGGTCAAGATCATCATAATACAGTTCAAGACCAAGTTTAACGTCCTTACCCACGTTTACAACACCTGCAATATGAGTGCTGTTAGCAGAGGCAAGATCCTTGAGATAGACATTCTTATTCGAGATAGACAACTCAATCTCACGCACAATATCAGTAGCATTAACCCAGGTTTTGCCATTGTCTGTGCTTAACTTAATATCACTAATATCATCACACGTAAGCATTGCATCGGTGCTCTCCGTTGCATTACTACCCGTTCCCGTATAATTAGTAGCGGAAGGTGCGGCAGCATCAGCAGCAGTTAACTTAGCAGAACACTTCAGCACATCATCTTCAGGAATGGTGAGCGTAAACTCATCTACGACACAACCCTTGTAGAGAAGATACTTATTTGTTCCACCCGTAATAATTGCACCAATCGTAACGGAATTAATACCATCTACAAGACCAGTGCAAGAAGTATCACTACCAAGTGCAAATCCTAAGAACCCATCTAAAATGCCCTGTGGCACATACTCAATCTCTACGCCTGCTTCCATCACAGTCTTAATGTGCTTGTAGGCAGCAGACTTCGGATCAGTGTAGGCAGCATCAGTAAAATACCGCGTGGAAAACGATTTCGGTTTATCCGTAAACTTAGCATCAGTAACAATACCAATCCATTCCATTTCAGGATTCGTAGGTAACGTACCAAATTTGGTTTCTTTAACATATTCAACAGTTGTAGTATAACCTGCGTTCTGTCCCATAATTTTCACCTTCTCTTTCTAAATTCAATTACAACAATGTCTAATTCACGTTTCATTGCACTATTCTTTTCAACAAATGCGGGAGCAACGGGAGAAATATAACTTATGCCTTTGTAAATGCCCGTCTTTAACTCCCGACCATGATTTAAAAATGCATCGGTAATAAGATTAAAAATACGATTGATCTCACTCTTCTTATCAGAAATGATTGCAACACGCACTAACTCATGTGTCTTTGTTCCATCGATGATTAGGGTTTCTCTCCCCGCTACAATGTCTATTACAACAGTAGGGGGAGCGAATCTTTCCGATTCGGGATAAATGGTAGTAACCTTAGAATCAAGTTCAGGAATCTTCTCTTCGATGAACTCAGCAATCTCTTTTAAAACACCATCTATATCCATTATAACCCCGCTAATGATATATTTGCATTAAGTAAGTTCACACGCTTAATTAACTGACCAAGTTTAATACTATAGATAAACTTAATCTGTCTTACATCATGAATAATACCACGTTCAGAATCAGAATACTTATATCTCGATTCATTGGCAATCGGTTTGAATTTCTCTGTGCCAAACACAAGAACCGTATTGTAAAGAACGTATGAATTTTGACTTACGATTGCATACTTCAACGCTTCTTTACGTTCATAGAACCAAGAACTCATGTAGCGACCTGTATCATATGGTGCAGAATCTTTAATCTCCTTTGTCATATCAGCACTAAAGAGATCAAGCGTATTATCTATATTCTCCTGCACAGCAGCAAGAATCTGACTTAACTTTAGATTAGTTTCCTCTACACCTTGCACCATTGTTTTCATAGTGCAGACTCCAGGTGTGCTTCAAGTAAGTAGTATGATGTTCCAAAAATCTCTTTTCCTACAATCTGGTATTTACCAACGTTATCAACGTAGTAATCACGGTTTAGAACAATGGTATCACCATCCTGAATATTGATAAAAATGTTAATGATACCAAATTGTTCAACTCCAGTACGATCTAAACGTCCAAATACATTAGAATGTAAGTCATATGCGCGGGCAGGGAGAACAACAGCCCAATATTTTACTTCTTTATATATGGTGGTTGATTCTTGATAAAAAGTGTCAGAGGGAGTTGTAGAATCCTGAATAAGAAAGGTGCAATAAGCGCCTAATTTCTTTAATATATTATTCATTTTAAACCCACTCTGTTGCATAAAACCACCTTAAAAAAATCCATTAACATTTAACAAGAGGTAAGAAACATAAACACCAATAACAGCAACAATCAACGCTATAAAACCCTGTATCATCGTATCTTTAATTAATATTACCTCTTTCTTTGTCTCCTTCCAATCCAATCTCAATTCATCAATAAGGGCGTAAAATCGTTCATCCTGCTTCTCTTCCCTACGCTGAACTTCACATAAAATATCAGTCCGTAAACGACAATGCTGTAACTCGCATGATTCTGTGCTACCCATTTTCTTCATCCTCAACGTATTTACATCTTGAACGGATATATGGTAATCCAGTTGAGGCTTTCTGAACACTGAATATTGATTTGCGAATTAATGCTGACGTTTCTGCTTCATACATTTTGATTATATCGTCAATCTCATTATACTGTTGGGCTGACCCCAACTTTGACATATACGGCAATTCACCGTTTGTTTTCATTCGCTTTAGAGTGAGTGCGGCTGATTTAAAAAGATGAGCCGATTGGATTTCATATGTAGGGTTTAATTGAACGCCAATGCGTGATTCAATGTATCTCTGTGCAATATCAAGAATATCTTGGAGGGTAGAATCTGGTATTTCAGTCTCTACCAATCCACGCAGTTCTGCAATATTACTCCAAGACATTGTAAATCACCAACCTCAAATCTTGGTTAATTTACAAATCGCATTTGCATCATAGACAACAGGAATCACACACTCGTAAACTCTACCCCACAGATCCTTAGACTTCTGGAGCACTTCAGTTTCGGTAGTCATGTCCTGTGCAACAATCATTTCAAAGAAACCGGCAGAAGCATCAGCAAGAAGCATACCCGTTCCAGCAGGCTGGAAGGACGTAGAGTAAATATTTCCACCCTCAAGAATCTCCTTGACCATTGCTATTTCACGTTCACCCGCACCAGAACCGAGAATAGACGTTGCAAGTTCCATATACTGAGTGGGGTTAAGCACAAGATTATACGGACCAGTAATGTTATCAGCCTGCATCAGATCAATGGCACTTGCAACAGCCTCCAACGGCTTCCCGGCAGTTCCAAAATCCTTCTCCGTGGTATAAGAGTTACCTGCACTCTGATAAAGTCCCTTGATATCATAGTTAGTTCCATCGGCAGCGAAACCATTGAGAATTAACTGATTCTCAAGATTCATAACCTTGTAAGCAGCACTTGAAACAGTAGCGGTCGAAATGCCAAATCCACCACGAGCAGCAGCAGCGAGATCCCTACGCGAGATACGATACTCCTTATGCAGAAGCGGAATAGGCACATCGGTGCGAGTAAGTTCAATCCAATCCTCAGCGGTGTCCGTAAACTGATACGTCAGCAGAGCATCCGAAACTTCATTTGCCGTGTCATACGTCCACTGTTGAACGCCAATACCACCGGAAATGTTACGAGTATTAATAATCTTACGTGCTACTGCCTGTTTACGCGCGGTAAAAACGATAGCATCCTTTATCTGTCTGTAATATTCAACGGGAAAAGTCATTTTATAGTCACCTCAAAAATAGTTTAAATATACACCCTAGCCATAACGTCCTGACTGACAAACACATCAGCATTATCAACTTTTTCAGTAACAGGTGCAAGAGTCTCTTCTGCACGTCCTACAATCTGGAAGCCAGGAGCAGAACACACCATGTAGAAGTTACCTGCAAGATCGGTACTATCAGAAGTTTTATACGAAACCGAAACCTGACCACTACCAACAACATGATAATTAGGAACTCTATAAGTCTGAGCAGCGGCAGAGGTAGCGTCGATAATATCTGCTTCCTTGAAATAGTCACCAAGCGTAAGAGAAGCGCCGGCAGCGGTAGCAACAGTATTATGCTTCACGAATCCAAGATCAGCACACGATTCACCATCAAGGAATCCATCAGTGCCGGGGCCGGATGAATCTTCAGTAGACAGGATCCCAACGTCAATAGTAGCAAGGGCAACTTCCTTAGTCACCTCAACAATGACATCAGAAACAATAATTCCTTCCGGGAGATCAACACCAGTATCAGTCTCAGAAGCATTCTTAGTAAACGGAATCCTGACACCATACCCTCCGGGCATAGGCACAACAGGTACAACAGTGCCACCACCCCACGATGCGAGCAGATCGCCCTTCACAGTGCCAACACCAGGAGCGAGATGTAACATAGCAACGAAACCACCACCACCAAGAACAGGAACACGCGCGTCCTTAGCGTAAGCGGTATCAACATTGGCAGGACGATTAGACGTAGACGATGCAGCACCTAAGAAAGACTGCTCGTAACCTGCAACACCAAACGGTGCCTTCGTAACACCATCACACGCAACAACATCATCGTCATTCGTGCCTTTCATTACAACCATGCCCGGCTTAATGGTTGCTTCTTCTGCCTTCTCTTCCTGAATCAGAATAGTATTAGGAGCGTAAGCAATAACCTTATTATCCGGCTCAACAAAACCATAATATCCCATAAAAATTCACCTCAAATTATTATTTTACTCCGTGAACCACTGACCATCACGGAAATAACCGACAGTCCAACCAGATTCATTCTGGAACGATTCAGGAGTCTCGCCCTTCTTTTCAGGAGTAGGCGTATACATAGGAGCACCCGCTTCAACATTCTCACGCTTACCTGCAACCTTATTCAGAAGTTCAATGTGCATACGCACATCAGAAGCGGTAAACTTCTCACTCTGGAAACGCTCAACTTCGGGCGCAATCTCAAGCGAGGCACACAAATTCTTGTAATCAGTAAGTGCATGTTCCTTCTCAATGCGCTCACGCTCTGCCTTGAGTGCAGTATCAATACGCGATGCAACAACAGTCTCAAACGTCTCAGGGGTAATAGCAGCAGCCTGGACCTTCTCCATTGTTTTAATCTGCTCTTTAAGTTTAGCAATTTCCTCATCCTTCGAGGCAATTACCTTCTCAAAATCCACACCCTCAGTAGGAGTGCTTTCAACAGTATCAGTAGGAATGTTTTTAACACTCTCAGTAGAAGTGTTTTCAACAGTATCAGTCATAGTTTCACCTTTAATATTATCAATTATAGTAGAAGATGGATTATCTGTAAGGAAATCATCAGAATTTAAAATAGAAGCGTAATATTTACTTAAATCTTCTTTATCCTGGTTCAACCCAAGCGTAATGTAAGATTTTAAATTTTTAACTTCTAATTGTTCATCTTCACTTGCAGAAAAGATTATTTCACCTTTCGCGTTCTCCCAGGCAGGATTCTTAACAAAGGTTAACGATTCATTGGTATAACCATGAACCCATCCGTCAGAATCACGCTGTCCACTACCAAACACAGACCACGTAGGTTGCCACGTTCCATCACTTAATTTCTGTATAGCGGCTGAATCAGTAATTTCTACAACTGCTCTTACCTCATTATTATCAAGGTAAGCATCAACAACTTTACCAATTTCATCTTTCCTACTACCCGAAAGATCACAGTGATGTTCACTCTCTCCAAAAATAGAGGGGCAAATTCGGACAACGGATGTTTTTAATGAAGAAATAGCAGAATCAACAGAATCGAGGGGAACACCCCATCCATTTCTGTTCTTCTGTGCAATTGGGAAAACAGGTCCATCCAAAAACAAACGTTCAGAAACGATTTTAATTCACCCCTCTATTCAAAAAAATAAACTATAGTATAGTATAGTTTATTATACCCGTTTAACAAACAGATATAATATAATATACGTATTTTATTACTACTATTTAAACCTTTCGGTCAAGTATAAAAGTCAAGAAAAAAAGAAGAGTAAATTGGGGTTATTTCAATGTTTTTAATCTTTCGTAATATGCACTACGTAACTTATATTCATCTTCAGTTAACTTACCACCATTCTGTTTCTCAAAATGATAATTCAACGCCTCAATGATCTGTGCGCGCTTGATAATAGTGTAAGGAAGAATCCCGAATAAAAACACAACCTGATCTTCAACCTTGCATACCCAATCCCACGCTTCTTTATTATATTTACTTTCCTTACGCGAGAGATGAATATACCCATCAAAGTGTTCCTGTAACCATTCGAGAACAGAATAATCAGTAGATGTTATTTTAACGCGTAATCTATAATTTGATTCACTATCCCTGATAAGTGTAATACAACCCTCTCCATCCATAAGACCGGCACAATATGCAAGGTCAGATAAACTATTACTCATCATATATATTACGTATTTAAATTATCTCTATTAAATCATTCCATTTGTATAACGGATACGTAACGTAACCTATTTATGGTGTAAGATGCAATAAAGTAAATAGAGCGTCAATAGTCAAGATGGAAACGACGAGAGACTTAAAATCTCTTCCCGTAGGGGATCGCAGGTTCGAGTCCTGCTTGACGCATCACTCCCGTAGGGTAATCGGTAAGCCTACTGGACTTTGGTAGAGTGTGGGCAAAACTCACAATTTGGTCTGAACGGGCGGTAACTCCTGTCACACTCTGAAGAAATCCAGTGACGCAGGTTCAAATCCTGCCGGGAGAATTATGTTATTCCATATATCCAAACCCACCCATATTACTGATAGTAATGGTAAAGGTCATACAACACATAAAATTCTCATCATTGATGCTACTGATGAACAGTTACGTGAGATCAAAGCAACCCTGGAACTTATGGTAATCAAACATGAAATGGCAAGACGCGATTATTAGTATCGTAGGATTTTCATTCTCAATTACTCTACTTCCTCAACTACATGATTGTATCTTCAACATTGGTTCTGTAAATATCTTTACTGCACTCTTTACTTCACTTGGACTGTTTACACTCGCAATCACTTTCGCTACCATGAATATGAAACTAAGTGCTGCAAGTGAAGCACTATCAGGATTCATCTGGTTCCTCATTGCACTCTTCTCATGGTAGTTTTGAGATAAGCCCAAATTGAAGAGTAAAACATGCAAAATTTGACCCCTACTTTTCATGGGTATACCAATATACCTTTTTTGAAAGATAGGGTCAAAGTTAGCACGTTTCTATATAAAGAAAGGGGTAAATTTTTTGATTCTAGCGGGTGATGTAGTCCCACAAATTAGACTGAAATTTATCGGGTGATTTTCCCTCCTGAACTTCGACCCTCCTTACCTGATATTCATACCCGTAAATCATCTCATGCTTCTTAACTGCTTCAAGTAGATCAGCGCAATACAGGTAGTGATACTCGACAACTCCATCCTTAATGCATGTAAAGACAAACTGACACATTTCTGACATATGTAATACTTTGATTACTAATTATTTAATCATTACCATTACAACCTTCATTTCCAGTGCGGCACGTATCAATTTTGTATGAAAAAATGCATGATACACATTACACATATTACTATTAGTAATATTATTATACTATTTTATACCAAAATAAATATATTTAAGATAATGAATATTATTAATGACCGAAACATTTATATACTATGAGTTGCATATATTAGGGGTAAGGGGTCCTTCGTGGGGCACGTTGCCCCACAAATGCATTTTCTTTTTTCCGGTTTTTCTTTTTTTTGTCAGGTGCAGTCACGCTCGCGCTACGCTCGCTACTGCCTTCGCGCTACGCGCTCAGAAATGTTTTACTGATAATCATACTCCTCCTTACATTTGTACATAATTATGTACTTATATTATGAAATTAAGATTCTTGTAAGGAAATAGTATAATGATCATATACTTACTATCCTTACTGATATTCTTACTTGTATTTCTTTTTGTATTCTATTTCTTGTAATGATAGATATAATAATATATTATACTATATTCTTACTGGTAATCGATTCTTGTAAGGAACCAGTAATGATGATATTAAACATATATCTATTCTCCTCTCCTTACACGTAATTCTATTCCATATCTATTTTGATATTCTATTACGTGTAATAAATCAGTAATATTAATATTAATATTAATAATATAATATATATGCAGAATGTCCTTACAAGAAACCCTAATCTAAATTAGTATCCTCACCTACCTTACAATTACCTCTTACTTTCTCTTCTTACCCGTTTATCCCTACGAGTGCATTACACAACGCATAAATAGTAAAGCGTAGACATAATATTCGGTGTAAGGAAAACATGACACCTGACGTTAGCGATGAAGTAAAGGAAGGCTATGATCTTCTTGAAGGGATTGGAATCGTTGAGCGCACAGAATCGGGACAGTATTGTCCCACAGAGGTAGGGGCAGTAATCATCTATGCGGTGCTGTGCAAGCAGATGCTTGGTGCGGATGCAGATGATTTCAAGAGCGAGGAGTCACAGCAGGTTATGATGAATCGCCTGGAGGAGATGGATCTGGTGGAGCAGGTTGATGAATCGTTTATCATTACAATTGAAGGGTTTACCACGTTCTTTACCAACCTTACCTACGATTGTCCTTGCAGGGAAGAGTTCTTGGATTGGCTCGCACTTGCAACAGCTGAACTTGCAGAGGAGATGGAGCAATCCTAATTTTTAGGATGTGAATTACATGATTACTGAAGTTGTGATTGAAGGCATTGTTAATTATAACACCAAATATAATCAATGGTGTGTTGGTGAAGATTCTATTGACAGTATTATCCCTGATTTTTTAGATAGGAAGGTTGTAGTGACCATTACAGAAATCTAAATACTAATTACTAACACATTAGTATTTCACTACTAATACACATTACCCCTTTCCTCTTTTGCGTTTCTTTTCGTAATCTTTTTATCCTTACACTTGTAACTGTATATAGTAAGGTGAAAATGAATGAAGAAGTATCGTTTCATTGGTAACATGGAAGATGTTACACCGTGTGGAAACATGGATGAAGAATGTATTGCGGTAGGTTGTAAAGGTAAAGTGTGGGGCCAATGTCATTTTGATCCCAATTTGAATCTATTATCTTCAGGTAGTGAATACTATGAGGAAGTGCGCGATACTGTATTCCGTGTAGAGAAAGATGGTGCATATTCAAATGGTGGTTTGTATCCTTTCTTCAGTGATAATGGAAAACTTTGGATGAAAGCGAGTCACCTGAAGAAACACTTTGAACAGAGCATAGGTTACAACTACGAAACAAAGCAGAGTATTCCTCTTTACAAAGAGTATCCTTACAATGCTGAAGTAGTAGAGTATGCGCTTGTGGAAGTGAAGAGAACACCTGTAAAGAAGTTTGTGGAAGGTGGTGAGTGATGATTGAGGAAACAAGAATTAAAGGTTATTGCAGTTATGATAATGACTTACACACATGGAAAGTAGGTGCTACAGATTTAGATGACATTATGAGTCAGTTTATTGGTGATGAAATTACGATTACCATAAGAAATAAAAATTCGTGGTGAAGTGCAATGAAGATTACCCTTACATTTAATCAGCGTCAGGCACAAGTTCTAATGAGCGCACTTGAGTTTTACTCTCGTGTGCGTATGGGACAGTTCCATGTAATCTCCGACGAATTTAGGTTCGAGCACGAGTTCAACCAGGACAATGCGCGTTTCTATCTTGATCGCTTACGTGAAATGATTTTCCCTGAACTTGAGTCAAATGAGTATTATAGTATTTACAATGACATTGTAGGGCCAGGACAAGAGGCATGGGATATTTATCAGGTAATTCGACATGCGCGCGCATGGAAACGTTACCCGGAAGGTGGATGGACTGTGGACTTCAATGAACCGATGAAAACGGGACATGAACCCTTACCTGAAATTACAATCGAGGATGATTAATATGCGTTACATTTACTCTAACAGGAATCTGATTAGTGTTGATAGTATATCACTCATGGAAATATTTCAGGATAATATTGTTCTTACACTTAATTCTGGTAGGAAACTTAGTGTATTCTCAACAAAGAAGAGTGATGATCTTGAGTATGTTTTCATTGAACTGTCAAAGGAGATTCGGCGCGATAACTGCAACATTGACATGATTGAATTTCGGTTATACATGAAGATTTACCACGGTATAGAAGAAGGAACATGGTTTTTGTGAGGTGTAAGAAATGAAGCAACCAATCATTGTTTTTAAAAATGAACAACGTGGTTTTATTACTGCATTTGATGTGCGTGACATTGCTTGTATAGATGGTTATAAAGTTGTAATCAAAACGTATAGTGGTGAATCCATTGAATTAGAAATGAATGAACAGGAGATTGATTATATTGTTAAATGTTGGAAACAGTTTTATGAAAATGAGGTGTAAGAAATGAGTGACTTTAAAATTAGAGATATTGTAAAATGTGTTGATTGTGATTATGTAAATGATTCTATTAAGGATAACCCATTTGACTACTTCGAGGAAATGCATATTAATCGTAAGAACAAGTCTGTGGTACTAATTAAAAGTGGGTATAGTATTAGAGTCTACAATGACCTTACACCTGAAGGTGGAAAGCGCATTGAGTTGTGGAATGTAATTGCCTACCTCAATGACAAGTGTGAAATCGCTGATGAGAATATGCGTAAGGCGATTGAATGCGCGTGTGAGATTTACGACATGATTTTTAAAGCCCAATTTGAAGAGTAAATCATCACTTTTTTCACACTACTTTTCCTACCCATGTAAAAGTATGTCCCGCGTAAGATAGGTGTCTAAAGTATGCAGTTTTGATATGTTTAGCACCATATATTTTGATTCTAATGTGGTTACACTATTCCTCTTTTCAAACTAAATCGTAACCTTTATTTCCTCCTACGTGCATTATAATGTATGTCGTGTAAAGACTACATAGAGTTGAAACCGGGCATGGAAGTGAAACTTTCCTATGAACCCTGGGGTTACAAGAATGTTGATGCTGTAATTGATAGTGTAGATGTTAAATATCATTACGATGAAGCACATAACTGTGGTGTATTTCATCCTGTTGTTGTGTGTTATGTAGGGAAGTATAGAATGACATTCAAAGGCCCTATTAATTGGGAGACACTTGTAATCAAACCGTGTAGGAAAGTCTACGTGAAGGATCTAAAAGTGGGTGATGTGATTGAGCGTGGTATTCTCAGGGGTTTTGTTAAATATGTAGGTGAAGAATCCGCTACTATTCAATGGTTTAGTAAACTTGGTTTAAAAACTTTTGATAATTATTATGATAAGGAAATCAAGTATGCAGAAGTTGTAGGACACATAGATTTGTGGAATCTGTAAGGAGTGATTAAAATGGTAAATGGTAAATCAATCGGTAAACTGTATTGCGATGTTGAGATTAGAGTAAATGGTAGTAAATATAATCCATTCAACAAACTTGAGAATATTTCTACCAAAGATTTAGTTGAAGAATTAAAGAAGCGTATGGGCGTTGAAACGTTTGTGGTTGGTGTTGAGGATAGATATTTGTTACATCTGATTTATCCTGAATATCATGGATGTGGAACAAGGTCAGAAGTAGGCCCCGCTACGATTCTCATTATTACGGATTAAAGAGTGGAAAAGTAATGAATCAGGCTACACTTGTAAGAGACTTAAAACAACTTGAGGAAATGACTTGTATTTGTTATTATGGCACTAATTGTTTCCTACATGTTTCGCGCATTAGGGAACTTGCAGAGAATGGATTTTATCACCTGGAGGGGAAGAAATGACTTACACTAAAGATTATAAATTGCAACTTGATGGTTTCTCCCTCTTTCTTTTCATAATGGGTTTTGCATCGCTTGTGTGCCTACTGAGTATTAACTTTGAATTTGTCCCTACAATGTTGGTAATTATTAACACTTTCGCATGGGGATTATTTGGTAAAGCGGTGAAGGTGGAGTGAATATGAACGGTTATCACTACGAGAAGAGACACTAGGTGTAAAAGATGTCTGACCTAACACATAAGCAACGGGAAATAATGTATAAGTTGCAGAAGGAAGGTGATTACACTATTATTTATGATCTGTCCGATGAGTGTTGGTTTATTCCTAGAATATTGAATGGTAATTTATTAACGTGTAAGAGAATTGATATTGAAACACTCATAATAAAAGGATTAGTAACAGTTGAGTATGATAAATATGATTCGTCAGTGGGTGTTATTTCCCTTACAGAAAAGGGTAAGGAATGGAAGTATGAATCCTGGTTTGAACGTGCAAGAAAATGGTTTGAGTGATTATTATGCGTATAATTATTGCCGGTTCTCGCTACTTTGATGATTACGTGTTTCTCGAAGAGCAGGTAAATGATATATTGATTACAGAGTTTATTCTTCCTACTGAATTTATTTCTGGTGGTGCTCCTGGTGTTGATACTCTTGGTGAACAGTATGCAAAGAAGCATGGATGGAGTGTAAAACGATTCCCGGCTGATTGGAATAAATATGGACGGGCAGCAGGGCCAATTCGTAATAGACAAATGGCAGAGTATGGTGATATACTAATTGCCTTTGATGCAGGTGGTAATGGGACAAAGAGTATGATACAAGAAATGTGTAAGGTAGGAAAGAAAGTGTTTGTGGTGAAGATATGAGTGTTACGATTGTGCGGGAAAGTGTTACTGGAGAGTAAAAGAGTGAGGATTGAAATTATGAAAGTGATTATGTTTAAAGTGTGCAATTGCAAGGAATGTCCTGTTGGACAATATAGAACAACATCATGGCCTTTCTCTGAACCAGTTTGCACATTATTCATGGATGAGAATGAACCTGGAAGGAGAGGAAGAGTCATTGATGAAGATGTTTTTAATAGGAGTATTCCGTCCTGGTGTCCTCTTGATAATATGAAAGAGGTTGAGGATGCTAAATATGAGATTACAGCGAATAAAACTGTAACAGAACCAAAATACGGTTGGAGTGGACTTAAGGATATGTTAATTACGTGGAAAGAGATTATTTAGGGGTTAAAAATGAGATTTGACATAGATTGTATTGATTTTGTGAGTGTGTTTCTTGGGTTTTTGTTTATTTGTTTTTTTACAGGTATAATATGGCTTGTTGGTGCTTTGTTTGAGAATAGTTTGATAATGGATTTTGGTTATTGTTCTTTTGTAGGTGCAATAATGTTTGGTTTGTTATTTATGGTTTTATTTGGTGTTATGTTGATTTATGACGGTGTAAAGTGGTGCTGGAAGTGATTTACCCCACTTTTTTGTAATTTTTTGTAGAAAAATAATTTTAGAGTGTTTATTTTGCGTTAAATTGGGTTAAAAAGTTATAATTTCTTTTTTGGGTTATGGTTATAGGGTTAAGTGATTATAATGTGGGATTTTGACTGTTTTAGAGGGCAGAATGGGCATGTTTAGTTATTTTTTTATAAAATTTTTATGAGGCACTTAACCTGAGTGTGCGAAGGTACCCCTGGGCTTCTCTTTTCGTAAATGTACGAACTAATACATCAATGTCCATCTATTTGTATTAATGCACATAGGTATACATAGTCATATCAAGTGGTGAATAATGGTGGACTATCTCATATGTGAGATGGACAACACATAGCCATACAATAGCACCACAATAGCCTATCATATCCGGTGTCAACTCGCATATCAACCAGGTATCATAATGTCTCATATCGATACTATGTGTGTCTCATGCGATACTGATCATAGGTAGGGAATGTCAAAGTAAAAAAGAATTAAATTGAAAACAAAAATGCTCTTGTGTATCATCAATTCCTCATCATACAACGCTCTAATCCCTGCCCAATATGCCCCTACTTCTACAGTGATGTATGGCGCGCGCGATATTGTCACTGTGAGCATTATGCTATTGCGCTATTCTATGTACTCTATTGGTGTATCTCCATAGTTTTTTGAGTAATAGTCAAATAGACAACAAAACGCATAATTGCGGGGAATATCCATTTACCGCAAGTCAAGCCGTGATAGATCGTGATAGATAGGCAACATACATATCGTGATAAATCATGTATATGTATGGAAATGGTGATAGTTAGGTTTAACCTAACTAATACTATAGTGACCTATAGAGCACTATAGAAAACTATATAGTTTTATAGAATCTATATAGATTTATTGTTCGAATTAATACGAATAAATATGCAAAAATGTTACAAATTGTTACACCTGAAAATTGAATGATGAGTTCCAGGTTATGAGCGGTGAGGATAGTTTACTTTACTTAACTAAACTTTTTTTACTTAACAACTCCATTTAATCTAAAACAATTCTACTTGTTAATCCATTCCTCTTTCCCAATATCAACCCCAATTGTTTTTCAATCTAAATTACAATAACACAACACTACTTGTATTCTACTTCACTTGTTCTACATCAATCCAACTTGTATACAACTCTACTTGTGCATACTTATTAATTACTTTCCAAATCCAAATAATCTATAATCATTTATCATACTTCTATACAATTCCACAAATAAACCCAAATCAAAACACAAATCACCAAATCTCAAAGAAAAATGCCTTCTTTAAATCGACGATCTCCCTTCTCCCCATACTAAACTACCTATTATCAACAAACTGTCTCAAATCAACGCTATATGGCTCTGGTGACATTCTCACTATCCAAAGTTACACACATAACCAGGATAGGATAGAAACAAAAAAGTATTATCCCGTAACACTAATCAACAAAATAGTAGCAATACCAAAATTGAATAAAAAAAGTGGTTAAGACAACATAAATTGTCTTAACCTAAACTCCACTTGTCTAAACAAACCTAAACTTAAATCCTCTTTGTTTCGCTTCTGTAGGTGTCATAATCCTATATCCATCAGGTGTATCAGCGATTACTCTATGTGGTATTTGAGATCCATATACCTGATCGATATCATCAATATTCGCTTTAAACCGTTCATACCATTTGTAACCCAAATTTTTTACACCGATTTGAGAACTACCGTCTTTCCAGGCTATAATGTATACTTTAAATGTCATAATCTCAACTCACTTCCTACCTTGGCTCTAAATCCTTCATTCGTCAATTCATAAGTCATTTTTTCTTCTCCTATCACTTCTTCACGGTTAATGGAAACCCATTAACCTTTATGAAAAGTAAAAGAGAATTTATTTCTTTATCATTCTTACATTATTACCTTTCAATTCAACATTCTGCTTTGTTTTAACCTTAAATACTGTAAGAGGATTAGCATTAATGATTTTTTGTATATTCCTTATATGCTGTTCGTTTACAAAATCACCATATTCATTGAATATGATGATTTTACCAGGTTTAAATTTCGGAACAATTTTCAATTCCGTAAAGCAAAGCAAATGAAAGTTCTTAAACAAATTTTCGTTAATCTTCCTTAACTTACCTTGTAGTAACTTCTTCTCATCTTCAAAACCCATATCACAATTTGAATTGTAGAACGGCGAAACGCTAATGTGTCTGCTATTTCCTACAAATACATGCACCTTTGGATCTGTTAGTGCATCAGAGTAAGAACTGTGCCATAACTGCTTTAAAATGTCTGAAAACTCCATTTAATCACCATTCATCAGAAACATATCTTTTTACTCTTTCCCATATATCCTCATCAGTATAATCTTTCGGCAAATCCCAATAGGCATATAAACCGTGATCTGCATCATATTTTATTTGATCAAACATTTCTGTTTCTTTTTCTAATACCATTTCACCAAACGCATCTTCATCTAGGATAGGATAATTTTCTAGTGCTTTTTCTATCTCATTACCCTTATTAACGCTTTTAATGTCTGATTCATGGATTATAATAAATTCAACCCATCCGCATAACCAGTGAGATGAACGAATAACTTTAACGGTTTTACTCTCTCCATTTAATGCCTTTAAAGCACTCCAAAAATTTGATTCTTCTACTAATCCACTATCCCTATTACGAGAGAGCAAAACATAGTAGTCATAATACGTTTCTCCTATATAATTCTCTGATCTGCTCCATTTTTGCATAAAATCACTTCCTAATCCCTTAATGGGACATTCCCCTTTCTGGATTGAACCACATTACCTAAAGTAAAAAGGGTTTATTCATCCTCACTATATGCACTTTCTATTTTTTCATTACAATGATCACAATACATTTTATCATCTTCCCAGTTAACTTCATAATCGATAACAAACCATTGCGGATCATATTCATCATTTAACAATTCTTTATTTTCATTACAACATTTTGGACACAAAATACCATAATCTTTTGTAATATAAAATAATGGGTATCCTCCAGGCCATGCATAATAATCATACTTTCCTTTTTCTTTCATTTCTTTTAGATACTCTTTCATTCTTCCATCTCCTCAAATAGATAACCAATCTTCTTCAACTTTCCAATAGCCCCAATCTGTTCCATCAAGCACAGTTCCAAAATAATGTTCATTGTCTGCTATTTCAGCGTTTAACCAATTTTCGGCGTTTTCCATCTCTTCATAAATCCATTCATAATTATGTGTCAAATAATCCTCTTCATCTTCTCCCTTTTCTTTTGCTTCTTTTACACATTGTTTCCATTCAATAGAGGGATTAAAACCCATTTGTATAGCAAAATTGACTACATTATAAGGAATGTAAATACCTAAAGCACCATTAATGATACTTCCTACCTTAAAGGTTGATTTTTGCATACTTTATACCTCATAAACTCTTTTCCGATCTATAATCTCTCTAGTATACCCATATCCTGAGCACTGAGCACAGCCAGCACCATGACATTGATTACAGAGTATTCTCACAGTACATTTCTCTAAAAACCGTTCAATGTTTTTTGTGCCGTTTTTCAATACGTGAAGCATTTTATCACTTCCTCACTCCCTTTCGGGAAATCCTCTTAAGGTAATGAACCTTGATTAACTTCTGAAAAAGTTAAGAGGATTTAAGAATCTCTTTCATTAGTTCTAAAATCTGTTCTTTGTTGTTTACCATATCATTTTGTGATAATCTCATATTTTCTTTGTCATAATGAGTTAATCTCATTATTTCAGTGAGATTATCAATATATGATTTTTCTTTTGTATCTCTCTGTGAAATTTTAACCTTAATGAGTGCATTACTTTCTTTATGGTGAAATTTTCTCCATAGATTTTCAAATGATGGATTACCAATATCAATTTCCCATACTTCTTCAATGTCCCAATCCTCTTTGATAAACGGGATATACAGTTTTGTTGTAAGTGCATTATCCCAATCCCTTTTTGATTCAAAAAGAAATGCCTCTTTTGTGTTAAAATCAAGTTTTCTCTTCAGTTTAATAGTGTCTTGATTCTTAATCTCAAAACTGGGTATTCTCTGATGAATATAATTTTCATTGTTCTCAAGATATCCCCAATCAGTCTCACATACAATACCGTTTGTATCGAAAAAATGAATGCTCGAAATGCGATACTTTCCAACAACATAACGTGTCGAAAAATGTTTTGCGTCACTTTCAATGATCATTCTCTCACTTTCCTTTCCCTTTCGGGAAACCCTTTTGAGAATCGAATCTCATTACCTGCGAGTAAAAAGGGTTTATTTTTGATTTTTCCATGTGGTGTAATCAGTCATAAACTCAAACGCAATATATCCACCTTCAACCTTTACAACTTTTGAAGCCCATGATGCTTTTTCTCTCGCTTCTTTAGCGGTTTTGCACCCTTCAATAAATACTTGCATACTTTTACCTCATAACCTAGCATTTTGCTAGGCATTCCCTTTTCTGGATTGAACCAAACGCCAAAATGCGAAAAAGGGTTAAAATTGTTTTGCAATTTCCAAAAAATGTTCTATCTGCTTATCTTTCTCTTTCGACTTCTCATTATATGCTTCAACTACCTCTTTGAGAGCGTTAAACATTTCGCTGAAGTTAATTTTCTTAATTCTCCAAAACTCATCAGCACTAACTTTAAAGTAATCTCGGTATTCCTCGTCAAAACTAGAATTGTGGCAAATCAAACATAACTCACCATTTCGGTATCCAATTTTCGTTCTATCTGTTTTCCAGACATTTCTGTTATAATCACCAGGCATATACCCATTATCATGTTCCACTATGGCAAAAAATTCCTTCTCACCGTCAAAATTGGCTATATCCTCCTCTAATCGCTCATTGAGCGATACAAAGAGTTTTTCCAGTTGTTCGACCGCAAAACGAGTTGTTTTTTTCCTTTCGTATATCTCCATTTTTTCACTTCCTCCTATCAGTTTTACCTGATAGGTAAAAATCCCACTGTGATTGAACACTACATCTAAAATGGAGGGATTAGAAAGAATCATAGTAGGGTAAACAAGGCTCTAAATCATCATTGTATGGTTCTGATTCATCTATGGTGTATTTTAGTCTCTTATGAGCACATTCAAAACATACTCTCTCTTTTGGAGGATACGAAAGAATATGTTCACCACACAAAAATTCTTTTCCACAGTCATAGCATACCGCACAATAACCTAAATCACCCATAAAATCACTTCCTTTACCCCATTTGGGGCATATGCTCCACTGGATTTGATCCGACGTCTAAAACGGTGGAGCACACTATTTGTATACCGGCAATACCGCTTGCATATGCATTAGAGTATTACATGCACTACTCAGCATTTCCTCTTGTTTGAAACCTTGTGCGACCCATGTAATGACATGTCGGTTACAGGTAAAAGACTGGAATGCTTTTCGCTCCGGTTTTGCCTACGTCGTACCCTATCCACATACTAGGGTATCCACGGGATACTAAGAGATTATCTCAAGAGTATAAATACCTATCGAAATGTCATAAGCAAAACGGAAAAACGACACACATAACGCCAAATCATCAAACGAAACCCAAATTAGACGTTTCAATCTCATATAACTATCCAACTATTTAATACCTTTCCTTTCCTCATATAGATACTCTACTATCTATATATACGCACAGAACCAATATAGTATGTAATGAAAGTATCACCGTTTTGTAAGCGATTTAAGCGCATCAATTTTACAGGTGATACTTTACCCTTAACCGATACAAGATCGTTGATTATACGCACGATACGGAGGTATATTCACTATCCAAATATGCTCAATTTGAGGAGATTAGAAAAAGAAGCACAAATCAAAGAGATTGATACACCAAAAACGGTTAGAACGCTCTCTGTTTCTGATCGCGCGATACTCGCATTATCCTATACTGATATGTCAGTGCTCTATCAGGTATCTAGTAGGGATACCGGGATGCCGGGATACTACAATGCCACATCGGACGACATAGTAGATCAGCATAGCCATACACTTACCTATATTCTCCAAGTGGATACCCATTTTTCAAAAATGTATAATCATGATAATTGTGCCGTAATGGTCATGAGCACCCATCCCATTATTGAGATGGAAAAGCACTTTCCGATTTATTACTCATATGAGCGAAAATACCACAAACTATCATCAATGTTCGTCCCTGGATATCAATGTTCAAATGTATACATTAATGTCGAAAAAAGTGCATCGATGAACAAAGATATACAATAGTTGACACACCTGGACATCCTGGAAAGAGGAAAGGGGTTAGGGTTGCCCCGAGTTTGGCACTTTCCGGGGTATTCGGTGAGTTTTCAAAATTCAAATCAAGTTCTGTGGGTTTAGAAAAAAGAAGCGATTTCCTTTGAGTAAAACAGCATTATTTTCACCCCAACTTTCACGGTGGTATGTTTATACCTTTTTTGTAAGTTACCCCTCTAAAACCATCAAAAACCGCATGAGTTTGATATGATTTTTTGATTGTGGCGTGGTATGTCACATAGGTTTCCGCTACTGTTTCTTACACGATGCTCGGGGTAAGAAGTATCACGTAAGAAAATAGTCACACACACCAACACACATAACATACACCCATTTCCTTACAAGTTGTTTCCTCTTTTATCCAGTGTAAGGAAAGTAGTGAAACCAAAAAGTATAAATATTTACGCGACAACATAAGATATAGAACACCACGGAGAACAACGATCACATGACTTACCATGTAATTTCTTACAAAGAAATCTCCTTCACGTTCATCCGTGATGTTACTAATTTCTACGAGGTGATTACACAAAATCTGAATGGAAATTACGTTGCATCTCATGTATGCCCACATTCGGCTGTGCCTCACTTCCTCATGGTTCGGGATCTATTACACGTTTTGGTTGGCGTCTTTACGTGTAATTCCAATACAATATAACAACATTACAGTTAAAAATACGCATAAAAGGCCACCTTGCCTTTTCTTTTTTTCCTAAATAACGCTTCAGAAAGTCAAAGTTTTTTTAAAGTTTTTTTAAAATTTTTTTAAAAAAGGTAAGAGTATTAATCCAAAGTTTTTTTCGGATTCTTCTTTAACTCTTCAATCTCATCTTCAAAGAGTGCAAACACTTCATGCACTTCTCTATTCTTAATCGAGTCATCAGCAAAATCTTCATCGTCCCTGGTGCTTGCGTAAGCGTTTCCGTAAAGTTCTTTTCGTAACTGCACAAGGCGAGCATTAAATTCTACTTTCTCTTCCTTACTCATCCAGCGTGGACGGAGTAGTTGAATGCCCCTATCTGCAATAATAATATCAAACTCACTACCGATCAAAATATCAATTAACTCCCCTGAAATGTATTTCCACACGCGACACTCTTCCATAATGACTTCTATAAAGTCAGTCTTAGCGATTGCCTTACGCTTGAAAGTGATGTCACGCCGCGCTATGTAAAATAAAACTTTGGGATTATATAAGAAGATATGCCTAAGCATTAATGCAATCGTGCTTGGATTAAGATCCCTATGATAGATACCAAAGAATATGTAGGGCGATGGACGCATAAATTCAAACCAACCTAGATCATCCAACATCCTTACCATTTCAGGCCCTTTATGCTCGTTAACCCACGCTTTGAGTGCATCAACCGTTTCCTGGTCAAGTGTGGGTTCATCTTCAATCACCTTACGATGTTTCATGCTCAAAATTGTCATACTTACTTGTTTTGTTTGTAGAGTTATAAAGTTTTTTTGAACTGCAAAAACTATTTATACTTTCGTGGTATATACACGCTCATGCCAACCAAAACATACCTAATTCCGAAGAACAATTTGAAGGTCTTTGAACAAGGCTTTCAGCGAATGAATGAACTTGCATCAATCTTTGCGGCAGAACCATCCGAAATGCGTGTCGTAAGAGAGATTGAACTGCCAGTGAATAATGGAATGAGTAATGAACCTATGCGCATGGTTGAAATCGAAGCGATTATCAAGGCGATTGAGCCTGATATCATTCAATTACTGGACTCAAGCGCATTCAACACCATCTGCAACATGCGCGATGAATCTGTTGAAGTTGTAGCAAAACCCCAAAAAGAAATCGAGGTGCAGAACACAAGCGCACTTGAGAATAAGAAAATGAAACCTTCCGAATGGCAGGGTCAGGTAGGAAATATGTTGTCACTAACCGCTGATGTCAAAAGCATGGAAGTGATCCCTAATCAGTATGGAGAAACCTACCTCTACATAATGACTGACGAACAGGGCAACATCTTCAAGTGGTATGCAACGCAGCAGAAACTTGAACCAGGAAAGCGTTACAACCTGCGTGGTAAAGTCAAGGGACATGAAACATATGAGGGTGTAAAGGAAACCCTGATTACTCGCGTGAGGGTGAAGTGAATGGCCCCAAGATTAGAAGTGCGTAAGACAAAGGATGTAACTGTAGAATACTCGAATGGAGTGCGCGCTACCTACTCCATTCCCAAGAATCTTGAGGGCGACGACATCCTGATCTACATCATGCTCGCCTTTGGAAACAAGCGTATGAGCGAGCAAAAGAACTTTGACCATCAGAAATACATCGATTTGCGTAACAAGAATGCTCGCGTTGTCGAAATACCAAATCAATAACTTTTTTATACCCTTTTACCTAACCTCTTATTCAGAGGTTGATTACGTTGGCTGACTTTAGAAAAGTAGGCGAAGCGACAAAGAAGTATATCAATGGTGAAGAATTTGTTGAACTTAACATGAACGGTAAGAAACTCTATGTAAGTTATGAGGATCTTCTACACTTGATTAATGTAGACTCGCAAAGTGACAATGGACACAAGATTGTGAATGTCTACAAGAATCAGAATAAACATCTCTACTTATAACACTTTTTGAATCTCTTTAAATCTTTGAGTAAAACTGCATTATTTTCACCCTAACTTTCACAGAGGTATAAAACATCGTCCGTAAAAAGATAGGTCTAAACTTGGCATGTTTCTTTATAAAGAAGTAAGGTAAAAATTTGATTGTAGTGTGCATGTCACATGTTATTTTTTCGTACATTTTCATTTCCTTTCTAAGTGCAAGTTACTCTTAGGATAGAATAGAAACCTTTATATACTATTAGTTACTAATAAATAAAATAGCAAAGGAATATTATATATATTATAGCCAGTGGTATCGATTTTTTTTCAAAATCTGCGAATATTGACTATATTCACACTTTTTTCAGTTTTGTCTAACAATGCCAATGTTTCGTGGTATTGAATTTCTTGTAGGACAAGTGTAATGATAGTGTAATGATGTTATTACACGCTATTATATTTTGATAATCATTACATGTAAGAAATATATAATGTACATATAGTAATGTACATAGTACTTGTACAGTACTTATGAAATTCCATTTCATGTAAGACTAGCGTAATACACATCATTACATGATTCTTACCCTATACCTATTTGCAAATCGGTTTGCAAAAAGATTTGTACAGTACTTGTACAGTACTTATGAAATCCTACTTGTAATGAGATTCTTGTAGGACAAGTGTAATGATAATTCTTACTGATAATAGATTTGCAAATCTATTGTACATAGTACTTGTACAGTACTTATGAAATTGCATGTCATGTAATGACCATCTTACACCTGTAAGAATAGGGTAAGAAAGTAGTATACATATTCATTACATGATTCTTACTAATATGGATCTTCAGGTAAGACAAGAGTAATAATAATATTATAATATATTATGATACTGTCCTTACACGTTACTTACATAACAATTCATTTTCAAAATAATTATATACTATAATCTCCTACACTATATCCATGTCAAAGGATATGAGTAATGAAGAGTTGTTTGCACTACGAGATGCATGGTATAGCGAGGCAGAAAAGCAGACGGTAGAAACACTACCTGCATTTATCAAAATGCTGAATGAGTATTCACATAATTATGATACTGTAATTTATGCTACAAATGCTGCTGCTCTCGCTGCATCTTGGGTAATGTCAAAGTATCATGGTATTACTGGATTTCAATCAAGTGCAGTCATGTGGGAGTATATACAGAATTGGGGATGTGGTTGCAAGAATAAACCATTATGTCTTATTAAATATGAAGAAATGCTTTATCCAATGTTTGATTATAAGTTTACTACTATTGACAAGAGAACATGGGATTGGATACGAAAACAAGCAAGAGAAAATCTTTGTGAGATAACATATGCCGATGAATCAGTAAAGGCACGTTGGCAGTCTATCATTGATGGTAAGGTTCCATTTGGATACACAGTAAGGGATTAAACATGGCTATCACTACATGTAAAGTATGTGGTGGGTCATATGAAACCACAGAAGAGGATGCAAATATTCCTTTTTCATGTGCAGATGAGAAGGATAGGATCTGTAATAGTTGCTACTTGAAGAAGATTTGGCAGGATGAGACATTGCATACGTTTTGTGTGAGGGATGAGTAATGTATGAACCATTATTTTGTGAGTGCTGTGGGCAGTCTATAGCAGAACTACGTAAGGAAATAAAAGAGAATGGTGTTCCAGTTGTAGCGGGTAGTAAACAACTGAAATGTGGTAATCACTATCTAAAAGAAAATGGTGATGTTTACACTACCAGTATCTACATGGACTACTGTAGTGATTGTGGTGCAAAACTCGAATATGAGGACTACAAGTTAATCTATGAGTCACATCCCTGGGGTTCAACTACCGCTACTGAAATATTGATTGTTGGCTACAGATGTTATGCATGTGGGCATGAGTCAGAGGTGTAAAAGATGAATGTAGGTGAATTAATTGAAAAGTTAAAAGAACTTAATCCTAACCTACCTGTTTATTTTGGAGTAAGTGATACATGGTTTTGGTCTGCTGATTGTTTAGAAGTATGTGATCCTGATAATTTTGGTGAAGATGTTTGTTTAATTTATCATTAGGTGATGAGTAATGAACGAGCAAGAGATGTTAAATATTATTGCAAAGGTTATTGAGATATATGAAGATTCAACTGGTTATAATTGTTCTAATAATGTTGGTGCAATTATTTCTATTGATGATAGGAATTATGAGTTTGATGGAGAAAAGTTTGTAAAATTATCCGAAGATATTAGTATTGAAGAAAAGAGTTTTGATGAATATGGTAATTTTTATTTAAATTATTAACTTTTTCTTATTATTCTTACACTTCTCTTAACTTTTTCCCACTTTTATACGAAACATTTAAATAGTAGTATTTTTAGATATTATACTATCTATTTATTATTAACTATTTTTCGAGGTATCTTACATGAAACAGGGTGTAAAAGTTGGAGACAAAATTGTTTCCAATAAAAATGTAAAGGGTTGTGTGTTTTGTCAGAATCCAGATTTAAGTACAGTAGTTGACCCGATTCTTTTTACGGCAAGTATTCCCATCAATGAACTGAAGAGTAAACTTGAAGCAGATGGTATATTTGTTGATGTTGCGGATCTTAAATTACATCGTGAACATATCTTTTTTGAATATGATGAATCTGCTGAAACTGATTTAGATAGTGAGATTCAGAAGATTAAGGATTCTGAGAATGTTGATGTTATTACTGAGGAACTTGCTAAGATCAATTTACTTGAACGTAGGATGATTACAGAGGGTAAGGAAAACACACCTACTCATGCAAAACTCTTACGTGAAAAGCGTGAACTCCTTTTGCTGAAAGCGCGTCTTGACGGTGAGATTGTTGATAAGGTTGAACACATTGTTCCTGCCTGGGTGCAGTATATTCCAGATGAATAATGTCGAATATTGTTTATCATGGTAAACGCCTCACTCTTTTCAATATTGCAAAATACATGCTTGGTTACGAGAAAATAACTGAGGATGTTCATAAAGAGTGGTGCGATAACCTTGAAGAAGCAATCAAGACTCACAAACGTATCATGCGCTTGAAACCGCGTGGAACTTATAAGACTACTATCTATGATGTTTCTTTTGTAATTGATAGATTACTTGATGATTACGTAAAACACGATGGAAAGTTCACCTTACGTATTCTCATTACATCTGCTACCAATGACTTAGCAGAGCAGATTCTTTCTGAAATCAAGGAACAGTTAACAAAGAATGAAAATATTAAACAGTTCTTTGCTGACTTTGGAAATGATAATCCCATTACAAGAGAGAATCAGCAAGAAATTATTTTAAATCCACGTATTATAAAGAAAGAACCAAACCTTAAGGCGCGTGGTGCTCTTGCTGCTTTAACGTCAGAACATTATGATATTATCATATGTGATGATGTATGTTATGATGATAAAACGGAGATTCTTACAGATAACGGCTGGAAGTTGTTTAAGGATTTAGAGAAGGGTATTGATCTTGTCGCTACATTAAATCCTAAAACTAATGAAATTGAATATCAAAAACCAATACGTTACATTGAGAAAGATTACAAAGGTGAAATGATTGGGGTTAAACAAAAGTTTCTTGATATTCTTACAACACCTGATCATAATTATTGGTTTAGAAGAGCAGCACCAATACATGATTATAAGTTAGAATCAGCAGAAGAAATTTATGGATTAAATGGCTATTTTCAAAAAAGTGGTGTTTGGAAAGGTAAAGAAATAGATACATTTGTATTACCAAAAATGGTTTTAGGTAATGGTGCTAAAAGAGATGAAGTAAAAATTAAGATGGATGATTTTCTTGCATTTCTTGGTTGGTATATTTCAGAAGGCCATATAAGTTCAAGAGGTGGAAAAAATTATAATAGTGTAAGCATTTGTCAATCACCTACAGTCAATCAAGAACAATGTAAAATTATAGAAGATTTATTTAAAAGATTACCCTTTGAGTATAAAGTTTATACACATCAGGATGGTAATAGAAATTATTACACAATTCATTCAACGCAATTAGCAACATACCTTGCTCAATTTGGAACAAAATCCTTTAATAAAAAAGTTCCACAATTTATTAAAGACCTATCACCAAGACAAATAGATATTTTTTTAAATGGTTATTTTCTTGGTGATGGATATTTGAAATATGGGTATCGTGAATATTATACATCTTCACCTTATTTAGCAAATGACTTACAAGAGTTAGTTTTGAAAATAGGAAGATGTGCATCACTTAGTAGTAGAATGCGTTTAAATCCTTTTTCAAAAAGTAAAAAATTTAGACATAGATGTTATTTGGTTCATGAATTATCACCAGGGACAAATGAAACTGAAGTAAGAAAATGTCATTGGTATAAAACAGATTACGATGGTAAAGTATATTGTGTTGAAGTTCCTAATCATATTTTATTTGTAAGGAGAAATAATAAAACTGTATTTTTAGGAAATTGTAATAACGCAGATCGTGAGTCTGCTGCTATTCGTGAGCAGAAGAAGCGTTGGTATAAAGATTTAATCTCCATTTTGGAGCCTGATGGTCTTTTAATGGTAATAGGTACCAGATGGTCCGACGCAGAATTATACGGCGAAATCATTGAGCAGAATCCAAAATTGCCTGATTTTATGCGTTATGATATTGAAATTGATTCCATTGTAGATAAAGATGGTAATCCAAAGTATCCTTCAATTTATAACGAGCAAAAGATTCAGGCACTACGCATTGAGAAAGGTGCAGTAGAGTTTTCAAGTCAGTATTTAAACCAACCGCTACCCTCTGAGACACAGTTATTCAAACTGGAGAACTTGCAATATTACACTGAAAAGAAAATGCCTCAAGAACGTGCACAGAATCCTTACTTCAAGGATTGTAGGCATGTTATCTATGTTGATCCGGCACTTGGTAACGAAAATGATTTTTGCGTTATTATAGTAGGTGCAATCAAAGACCATGTTCTTTACGTGCGTGATTGTTGGTTAAGTAATACATCACCGCCAAATGTTTCTATTGAGAAGATGGTGTATTATTACAACTTTTATAATTGTGAAGAACTTGGAATCGAAACAAACGGTTTCCAGAGTCTTATTTCTCAATTCCTTAAAGAACGCAATGATAAAATCAAAGACATGCGTAAGCGCATGAAAATTAAAGAAATTAAGAATCAGAAGAAGAAACGGATTCGTATTGAATCTGTTGAACCGTTTGTTACATCAGGCAAAGTCCTGTTTCGTGATGATTGGACTGAAGCGTATCCTGAACTGATTAATCAATTAGTGCGATACCCGGTTCACAAACACGATGATGCTCCTGATGCACTCGAAGGACTTGTAAGAATGACGATTAACAAGAGTGCGGTGTTTAAGGAGAAAGGAAAGCGCGGTAAACGTAAATTCATGATTGGTATAAATAGGAGATAATAATATGACTGATACAACAAATGCAGCAATAGATTTAGAACGAAAGAAATCTAAAATTGTAAAGGTTTTTGCCTCTACTGGAATAGAGCGTAAGGATACAATATACAAAGCGGGTGCTTACAGAAATTTCGATACAACCAACAAATTCAATCTGTATCGGCAACTTTCGCTTACAAGTCCTCATGTGTTCATTCCGCTTCAGAAACTTGCTCTTACGCTTGTAAAGGGTATTAGATTTGAGGGAAAATCATCGCTTGTAAAGAACTTTGAAAAGTGGTCAGATAGAATTAATTTCGAGGAGAAAACACAGACTCTTGCACGATTATTGTGTAGGGATGGGACTTACGTAGGACTCTATAACAATGTTAAGAATCCTGATAAAATGGGATTTGAACCCCTACTCATGTCGCAAACTACCATTGTTCCACGTGGTGTAACAAAGGGTAGTACAGATGTTACTTTTATTCTCACCCCTCCAATTAATCGTTTTTATGTCAATGAAAGGGGCAACCTTAATGATTTAGAAGCAGGTTCTTATCGTCCTGATCAGGTTATGTATGGTTCATTCTGTGCAAATGATTACACGTTCAGAGATATTCTTGGTAGAGAAACGTATGGTATCTACGGCACTTCTCTGATTACTCCTATTGAGGATCTTATCTATAAATATCTTGATCTCGTTGAAGGTTACACGAAATACATTAAGAAGTATGGAATTGGACGTTACTTCATTGATTACCGTATTCTTGGTGATATGCTTGCTTCCGGTGATATTTCAATGGTAGAGGCACAGGAAATCATGCAGGAATTAAGTGATGAGCATCAGTATATCGAAGAGAACCAGGATATTATTGGTGCAGGATTTGACATCAAGCAGTTAGATTCTGGTGGAAGTAACATCAACGTCACAGGATTTAAGGAAAGTCTTGAAACTGATATTCAGGTAGGATTACTCCAGGCACCTCTTACAATGGGTAGAGCGGAAGGAACCACGTATGCAGCAGGATATGTGTCTGAGGCAGATAGGTTGGTGGTGCTCGAAGGGTTGCAGAAGAAGATCATGAGTATCCTGAATGATGATGGTGGTATCATCAAACAGCGTGCTATTGCAATGGGCAAGAACCCCGATGACATCAGAGTAGTCTTTGAAGAACTCTCGAAACCTGCTGTGCAGCCTGGAGATTTACTTGATGCTTACACGATGTCTGTGATCAACAAACCTGAACTGCGTGTATCGTTAGGTTTCCCGAAGGAAATGATTGAGAAAGATGAGCGTGACAATGGAGATAATACTATTAAACTTTTGAAGCGTGGAAGAAAGGGTAGAAAACCTACTGATAATGGAATGAAATATCCCAGTGAAGAATAACATATAACAACCTTTTTAAAGTTGTTACAGGAAATAAAATAGTGATACATATGGAGTTGAATGTTGTTTATAATGAGGATTGTTTGGAAGGAATGAATCGGATTGAAGATAAGTCAATTGATATGATTCTTTGTGATCTACCTTACGGGACTACAAAATGTAAGTGGGATACAATTATTCCTTTTGAACCATTATGGAAACAATATAATCGTATTATAAAGGATAATGGTGCTATTGTTTTAACTGGCAGTCAACCATTTACAAGTAAATTAATTTTGAGTAATATAGATAATTTTAGATATGAAATTATTTGGGAAAAAGAACAAATTACTAATTTTGTTCATATAAGAAAGCAAATTGGTAAGATACATGAAAATATTTGTGTTTTTTATAAAAAACAACCCACTTATAATCCACAAATGCGACAAGGTTTATTAATTAAATATTCTGGTAGTATTAATAATATTAATTCACATAATAATATTACAAGTGGTAAAAGAAAAATAGAAAAAACCGATAAGCGATTTCCTATCAGTATAATTAAAATTCAAAGAGAAAAAACAAAAATGCATCCAACACAAAAACCTGTTAAATTGTTTGAATACCTTATTAAAACTTACACAAACGAAGGTGATATTGTTTTAGATAACTGTATGGGAAGTGGCACTACTGCAATCGCTTGCATGAACACGAATAGAAATTTTATTGGATTTGAAATAGATAAAGGGTATTATGATATTATTCTTGAAAGGATCAAGAATCATAAACCCACTATAAATCAAGAGAGTAAACAAGGATTAGAAATATGGTTTTAAGTTACTATAACGAAAGAAAAGTATTACAGTTAGAAACCCGTATGAGTAGAACTTTGAATACTTTTTTTACTCGTTCTATTACAAATATTTCAACCAAGTTTAATATCAACGATTCACTTGAACGTGCATTGATTATTGAGTTGAATCGCCCTGTATCACGTATCAAAATCTCGAATCATGTGTATGATGTCCTTGCACTTGGTATTATGGAAGCAGAACAGAGTGATTACCATGTGTATGCAGCAGAAGATATAGAAGAAGAGTATCGTGACGTTGCTTTGATAGAATATCTCATTGCTGTGTTATTTTGGTCAAGTGGTAAGAACATTATGCGCGATGTTTTTAACAGATTCTATGCCACTTACTCGGTAGATGAAATTGCAAAAATGAATGTGCATCAGGTTCAACAGCGATTGTTAAATATTTACAATGATTCTTTTGCTCATCGCACAGGAATTGTTGCAAGGACACTTGTGAATGATATTTATAATTATGCAGTGATTCAGTCCTACATTGAAACTGGAACAAATTATTTTCAATTCCGAGCGGTAATAGACAATAGGACATCAGATATATGTCGCATGTTGAATGGTTCTATTTTTTCTGCAAGTGAGGCACAATATTACCGTCCACCTTTACATTACAGATGCAGATCGCGTTTAATTGCCCTCCAGGGCAACACAGTAAGGAATACAGGCATGATGTTCGATAATCGTAACTTCTCTACCCTGTATGATGAGAACATGCGCCCTTACACTAGTAGCACCGTTACACCCACTGTTATTAATAAAGAGTTACAGAAGATGAATACGTTTAGGCAACAGTGGGATTTGCCCGATGATTTACTATTTGAAGATTATTCTTACGTAAGAGGAATTTTATATGGATAAAGAAATGACATTAGAGGATGAAGTTGGATACCTCAATGATGAAGAGTTATTACAGCGGATCAATGAATTGTGCATTGATGTTTACGGCGAAGAATACTTTGAAATTTTTGGGTTTGAAGAGTATACGCGAGAACAGCGTTTATATCAGATGAGGTATTTACAGCGTAAGAATGATATTCTTGTCAAAGATTTAACCTGTGATAGAGATGGATATAACTTTCTTGATCTGTGGCGTAAGTATTGGAATACGCGCGTTGTGCTCAATGCTGATGTTTGTGACATTTATGGATTTGTAGCATTATCTCAACTCTTTAATCATGTGCGTGTTGAACGCGGTGTAAAGGATGATTTACGTTTACATGCTTGTGTGATTATGCCGTCCGGTATGGCAAAGAGTGAATTTAATGATATACTTGCTGAATTTGCAGATATAGCGGATAAGTCTTATTATTCTGTAGGGGTATTTAAAATAAACAAGTTAATTGGAGAAATCAACAAAAAGATTGTTTCTAATAACATGCGTATCAATGCGTTCAGTAAGAAAGATAGAGGATGGGTTGACCCGGTTGAACCAGGAATATTAGCATCATATGATTACGTGGTTTTTGATGAAGGTGAAGCAGTCCTTGATCATAAGAAGATTCACATTCAGGCCCTACTTGACAAAACTATGAATCGCATTGGTTCTAAAGGTAACATGATTACTTCTACTGATAACCGTATTCATTCAAACCCTACATGTTCTTTGGTGATTACGAGTTATCATTTGGATACTTATACTCATCTCTTCAAGAAAGGATTGTTCCCACGCATGATTGTCTACGTGCAGCCAGAAGATCCTATCAAGCGCACAAAGACTTCAGAGTATATTGTAAGTGCCATACCTTCTTTTGTGGATGATATATCCGAAGCAGAGAAACAGCGTAAGGATAAGGAGAATCTGCAAAATATATTACGTAAGAAACTGAAGGAAGAGGTAGAGAACCTACAGAACATGCATAAGGATACTGAAACAATCTATATGCGCGCGGGTGTTGATGAGATTATCAACGAATACATAAACGAGTTACGTAACATTGTTCCAGGGTTGAATCCTGAGCAAATTGAGGCATGGGAATCAATGGTGTCGCGTGTATCAATTAACTTCATCAAAGTGGCTGCATTATTCGGCTTGATGAACTATCGTAATTATATCGACAAAGAGGACGCGCACAATGCGGCACGTTTGTTATTCCCTGCTATGCGCTCTGTAGCGTTCTATATTATTTCAAACAACACAGGACGCAACGAAAAGTTAAATAGGCTCGTTATGCGCTTGCGTAGGGAATTCATTGGTATGCGCTACACTAAGGAAGAATGGCAAAAAGTGTTCTTCAAGAGTTTTGGGGCCGGTGAGAGTTCTTCTGAAAAACTACTCGCATTACTTATAGAAAGTGGAAAGATGCGTGTATTGAAGAATAAGGATGAAGGTACTACTGTTTACATGCTATCTTAAATCAAATCTTTTTTATAGTGGAACTTACCAATAACATATTGGTGCTTAGATTGGCATTGAAAAGTAAGAAAGATAAGTCTACTGATGTGGACGAGAGCATTGTAGCAAGAATCAATGAGATTGCAGAAAAGGTCGGTGAGCGTCCTGATGTTATCATGGCTGAGTATAAGAAGCGTTTTGCTGAATATATGAAGCGGGACGGTATCACGGAGTCTAAGGCAAGTATTGTTACCATCAAATCGATTGTTGGTTCTTACAACGCTGCATTGCGTTCTAACATGTTACCGTTCAAAGGTTTCTTCTTTGGTTACACCAAGCCGTATGATTCGGTAAAGAAGGCAAACGCTGATGCAAATAATGAGATTGCAATCTACAAGAAGATGTTTGGCGATGAGTGGAAGGAAAATGCTATCGCTGACGGTCTGATTGATGTAGACGGTAATCTACTCTACACTAAGAAGAATACCACGACATTCCAGGCGTTCCTTATTGGAAAGAAGATTCCGAAGGTTCAGATGGAGAACAGGGCATATGGATTCTTTGAAATGCCTAATTCCGGTGAGGTAAAACCCGGTGTTGTCTATGTGAAAGATCCTGCAAATTTTGTTCCTGAATTTGGCAAGATCTACATGTTTAGGGGAACGTGTAAGGATGAGAACAAAGATGTTGTAAACATTTCTACTGGAATTAACACATCTAAACTTGTAGATCTTGACGATGACTTTGATTACGATGAATTTGTTACACTCGTAGAGGACTCGTTTGGAGATAACTGTGCTGCCTTTGAAGATGTGTATGACATTGAGGCAAAAGTAATCAATGGTGAGTATTCGGATAAGAAGTTCCTGCTTGCTGAAGCCATTATCTCTAAGATTAGTCTGTTTGATGAGTATGCCTTTGTAGAGGTTACACCACTCGATGAGGATTTCGAGGGTAATGTTTCATTATCATGTTCTCCTGGTGTTGTTACGGGACTCTGTGAGCAGGCAGTAGGCATTGTATGTTTCAAACCCTACTTCAATAAGAGGGGTGAAGCAAGTGGTAATCTGCTTGGTTTCGTCACTGATCCCAAGTTCTCGCGTCCTGAAGATTTGTATGAGATTGCAGAGGATGTAGAGACTACTGATGCATTTGTTGAGGATGATGATTTCCTCTAATCTTTTTAGGTGAACCTACATGAATTATATTGAAGGATTAAAGATAATTGGTTGGATTGTAATTATTGTAGTGTGCATTGCATTTCTTTTCATTTGGTATGCTGCATTTTGCTACGTTGCGTATGTGTTGCTAGGTATGATTGGTATTACGGGACTTTGGCAAACCATTTGTGGTATTGTGCTTGGTCTGTTTGTTGCATCGCTTCCTATGTCTATTGGTCATTATAACAAAAGGTAAAAATAATGGCACTTGGTAAGAAAACGCTGAATAAAGCGGTAGAGGAAATCCAACAGAAGGAAGATCCTACTGCATCATTTTCCTATGATGATGCAATTCTTCCACCACAGAGTAAGGATATTATTGGTGTATATGGTGACAAAAACACTGGTAAGACAACTACTGTCTACGGATTAATCGCACCTGGTTCCAGTGTAAAGGTTCTTTCGTTTGATACGAATAGTGTCTTACCAATAGAACTTGATTACATCAAAGAGAAGAATTTGAATATTCAGGTGCTTGATTCTCTCCGTCCGTATGATCGTTCAACGGCAGAGGATATGTTACGCACATCAAAGATTGTCTGTGATTGGAATACATTTCTGCTCAATGCAATCAAAGAGAAGAATGAAACTGATTGGATTGTAGTGGATGGAATTGAGCAGTATACAGAGATTTGCGAGAATGCAGGACGTTTAGAACTTAAGATTGACAAATTTCAAGGTGTAGTAAATCAGAATCTTTGGAAGATTCGTAATATGCTAATTGATAACCTACATGATAAATGTGTTGCATCTGCACGTTGTGGTGTAATCTACATCATGTATCCTAAGACTGACACTACACTTGTCCGTATGGGTCAGGTTATTGAGTCTAAAGAGGTTCCAAAGTGGGCGAGCAAGGTAATGAAAGAAACGCAGGTGCAGATTCATACTGTGCGTGAAATGGTCAAAGATGACGCTCATTACTTTGCAATCATTGAATCGAGTAAGAAAGAGAAGAAGTATCCTCCAGGTAAGTATGATGTTACTGGGACAACTCTGTATAATTTGATTAATAAGAAGGAGTGAGTTTAATGCGTATTAATGTTACTACTCTGAAGAATTTTATCAATGTGCTTGGAATCGCGATGAACGGTGATATGGTTATTACTCGTAAGCCCAATGAAAATATCATTGCACATGTAACCAACACCGAGAAGCGAGTGATGATTACCGCATTTATTGCAAATGGTAAACAGGTTGAGTATGATGTTAATGAGTCTGTAGAGATGTGTATCAATGAACTCGATTTCAAGAAGCGGTATCTCGCTAACTTCGATGAAGAGTTTGTTGGTGTGGTTACAACTGACGATTTGATTGTTCTTGCTGACGATAAATTGACGGTTAATGTTCCACAGATTGATTATGAGTATGCGTCACGGAGTATTCCGGGTAAGAGTATCGAGGACATTAAAGCGATTATTCCACCGCGTAACATTGTCATTGCGTTTGATGCAGATGATATAAAGAAATTTATCAAGGTTGCAAAGAATCTTGGTGAGACTGTTGTATGCTTTACCATTCCAGAAGAGGGAGAATACATTAAATTAAGCACTGATAAGCGTTCTAAACTTGAAGTTCACGCGGATATTGATAACAAGTATGGTAAAGAGTTTACGGTGGATATTTCCATCGATGCCCTTGAGGATGCATTTGCAGAGGCACAATTAGACATTACAATGGGTTTTGTCACTGAGCAGACGAAAGACCAGTATGGTAATGATGTTCTTTACCCTATTACGTTTGATTACATTACAGGTAAGAACACTGAGATTAATGTTTCTGGTTTACTTATTCCGCACAAAGTTACGTGGTGATGTGAATGATTACCAACAAACTTTTTGTGGAGAAATACAGGCCACAAACGTTTGAAGATTACATTGGTAACGATACCACTGTAATTGCTGGATTACGCAAAGTTGTAAGGGAAAATCCGTTTTCTCTACCTAATCTGATTTTTGAATCGAGTGCGGGAACAGGTAAGACTACGCTTGCCAAAATCATTATAAAAGAACTTGGTGCTGACAAACTGTATCTCAATGCATCAGATGAGCGAGGTATTGATACGGTGCGTGAAAAGGTTAAAGCATTCGCCTCTACTGTATCATTCAAATCTGATGTGCCTAAGATTGTGCATCTCGATGAAGCAGACGGTTTAACCGCCGATGCACAGAATATTCTCCGTAACATTATGGAGGAGTATTCTTCTCGCTGCCGATTCATTCTTACGTGTAATACAATCTCTAAAATCATTGAACCACTCCGTTCCAGGTGTAAAGTAATATCATTTGGGAAACCTGCACGTAATGAAATCCTAGCGCGTCTACAATTCATTTGTAAGGAAGAGGACATTGACATTGACGATGTGAGTCTTAATGAAATCATTGATGTAAACTACCCTGACATTCGTTCAATGGTAAAGGCACTTGACATTTACAAGAATCTTGGTGAATTAGACACTAAAAAGAATATCAATATTGCAGATGAACTTTACACGTTAATCCAGAGTAGGAAGATTACAGAAGCGCGTAAACTCTGGAATAGTAACACAGTTGATTTCAGGAGCATTGTATTCCAGATTTACTTAAAAGTGTGGAATGATACTTCCCTTTCCGCTTCTGACAAGATTATTGCCATTGAGATCATCGCTGAAACAGATTACAGAATGGTGTATGGTGCCAATGCAGAGATTACCTTTACAAATATGGCCTTTAAACTCATGAAGATTCTTGGTAAGAAGGGTGCATAAATGGACAACGATTCAATCATTAAACTCATCGAAAAAAACGGTATGCATAACAGGGGTAAGTCTAAACTCATCAGTTACCTTAAGGGTGAACATATTACACGAAAAGAAGCAATATACGCTTATTGTTATGATTGTCAGGGATATTGTGAAGATGGTAAAGTAGAGTGTGATCAGACACAGTGTCCATTATACACGTACAGTCAGTTTAACAAATACAACATAAACAAGAGAGAAAAAGAATGATTCTGGTAGACTATCAGATTAAACAGCGTATTGAGGATGGGACACTTGGTATTGCTCCTTACAATGAAGATAGTATCAATCCTAATTCCTATGATTTACACCTTTCAAATCAATTCAAATATTACATTAATAACGGGCAGATGATTGATCCGTATGATAGAAATACAATTATTTATGGGCATGAAGTTGTAGAGGCAGAAACGTTCACTATTCAACCTGGAATGTTTATGCTTGCTGTTTCACAGGAGACTATTTCCTTACCCAAGAATATTTGTGCTGCATGTGAAGGTAAATCATCTCTTGCACGATTAGGTCTTACCATACATCAAACTGGAGGATGGATTGATGCAGGTTTTGGTGGAACACTTACCTTTGAACTCTACAATGTGAATAATCGTCCTATTCGCCTTTACAGTGGTATGCCGATTGCACAGTTAGTATTCTTCGAGGGCGAAACATGTAGAGTGGGTTATAATGAGAAATCATCTTCCAAATACAAGAATCAGACAGGTGCAACACTTTCCCGTTATCATCTTACTAAGGTGTAATAACCATGAAACTACTTTTTAACTACTCCGACTTTCACAAGTTTCCTCTCAATGTATGTTTCTCTACCTTACGCTTACTCCTCAATGATAATTTCAATGGTGTCTACAAAGATACCAATGGTAAACTCATTGCAGTCTTTGATTACCATGAAACAGAGCGTGAACAACGTATTATCCGTTCTACATCATCATTCCTTGAGATTTATGGTTACGATTTAAAAAAACATACTGAGATTGTTGATTCGATTGAACATCTTGAATTTGTCACTAAAACGTGTGGTGTAGACTATGAGTAAGATGGATGTGCATTATTCTTCAAAAGATATGGAATGGGAAACCCCGCGTGAATTATTTGATACACTCAATGATGAATTTGGATTTACGCTTGATCCGTGTGCGACATCACAGAATGCAAAGTGTAACAAGTTCTTCACGATTGAGGATAATGGACTTCACAAAGATTGGAGTAAAGATGTAGTGTTTATGAATCCTCCTTACGGGAAAGAAATATCACGATGGGTAGAGAAGGCTTACAATGAAGCGTTATGTGGTGCTACAGTTGTTTGCCTTATTCCTGCTCGCACTGACACTTCTTATTGGCACAGATACATCATGCTTGCCGATGAGATCAGGTTTATCAGTGGTAGAGTCAAATTTACTAATCCTTTTCATCGTAAACCTATGGCAGCACCATTTCCATCTTGCATTGTGGTATTTGGTGAACGTATGCGGAATGGTTTGACAAATAAGGAGTGTATTAAATGCTGTTCAATCTAATATATAATGGTGTTTGATTATGTTACGTGAAACAACATTTGAAGGTGTAATTGACAAGGAATTAGTTGCAATAGAGCGTATTAAACAGTATGAACCAGAAGAAGGATATTATGTTGCATTTAGTGGAGGGAAAGATAGTATTGTGGTATATGATCTTGTAAAACGTGCAGGTGTTAAATATGACACACATATTAATATAACAACAGTTGAACCACCTGAAGTTTTACAATTTGTCAGGACACACTATCCAGAAATCGAATGGTTGCGTCCTAAAAAATCCATGTTTCGCTTGATTAAAGAAAAAGGTATGCCACCAACAAGAATTGTAAGATATTGTTGTCATGAATTAAAAGAGATGAATGGCATTGGTAGAACAGTAGTTGTTGGGGTGCGACGTCAAGAATCATTACGACGGCGTGATAGACCAATTTATCATGAATCAAGACGGACAAAGAATTTAATGTTCCTCAATCCAATAGTTGATTGGTCTGAAGATGAGGTATGGGAATATATACATAAATATAATTTACCATACCCATGCCTTTATGATGAGGGTTACACAAGAATTGGTTGTATTTTATGTCCGATGCATAGTGTTAAACAAAAGTTAAAAGATATTGAACGGTATCCAAAATATTATAATGCATATTTATTAGCATTCGAAAAAATGTTAAAATTAAGAAAAGAACGAGGTAAAGAGTTCAAAAATTATTCAACAGCAGAAAAAGTAATGGAATGGTGGATCTTTGGTAAAAAGGGTAGAAAAATAACTTGTAATGATGTTTGTGAAAATGCATGGTGGTGATGTAAATGCCGTTTAATCTAATGAAGCGCATTATCAGTAAGGAGAAGATATATCCTGCATATCTTACAGGGAAGGAATACATGCTTCTCCGTATTCTTTCGCAGGATGTAATGTATCTGGAGGAAGCGGATAAACTTAACCAATATTTATTCAAGATCAATCCCTCAATCTTTCGTGGATTGTTACTCTTACATGCGCAACAGTTGAATCGTGTTCCTACCTGGATACGTAAGGATAAGGTAAAGAAGGACAAGTTAGATTCTCTACTCGATACTTATTACGAAAAAACATCAAGTGCGCTTGAGATGAGTAAAAGAGAATTTGATGAATATGTCCCACTCATTAAGATGCACGTAAGTGACAAGGAAACCATGAAAACATTACTCATGGAAATGCAAGCGGATGAACAAATGTTCAAGAAACAGAAGGTTGAACTTACAATGCCCGATAAGACGCGCATTGAACAATCAAAGAAGTCACATCAATGCAATTCTCTTGATTACTTCTTTTAACTCTTTTTTCAATTCAATAAGTTTATAACCCCACAAATTATAATCATTACGTATGATTATAACCGAAGCGATAGGGGATTCTATTATCATTCGTGGTCGGGATGAACACGGTAAGCGTTACGAGCAACGTATCAATCATTTCCAACCTTATTTTTACGTGCCACGACAGAACATTGTAGGAGAAACCTACTATTCTCTGTTTGGTGAGACATTACAGCGTATTACGTGTGTCAATCAGAAAGATTATAGGGACAATAAGAAGTTGTATAAGAACACGTATGAGGCTGATGTTCCTTCCACTACAAGATATTTGATTGATAATTATTATCAAACAGGTATTGAAAGCGAGACGATTAGGATATGTTTTTTTGATATTGAAACGGATGGAATCCCTAACATTGCAAAGGCCGACACTACAATTACTTCCATTGCTGCCTATGACAACTTTCGTAACCTCTACTATTGTTTTACCGTTGCACCGGATGGAGTAGTCAGTAAGGACAAATACACACGTAAGATTCAGTTTGATGGACATGAAGTTGAAGCGCGCATATTCATGTTTACCACTGAAAAGGAAATGCTCAATAAATTCCTTACCTTTGTACAGCAGTTAGATTTTGATCTCTTTCTTGCCTGGAACGGTGATAGATTTGATTACCCTTACCTGTTTAACCGCATGAAGGCGTTGAGAATTAATCCACGTTTGTTATCTCCCATTAAACAAATGAGTAAGGGTTATGGAGACATGGCAGACAAACCACGATGTAGAATCTGGTTGGATTTAATGGTTTGTTACAGAAAACTGTCTACGCAAGAGATGGAATCATATTCCCTGGAATACATTTCACAAAAAGAGTTAGGTGTAGGGAAAATAGAACATGAAGAGAAGTTCCAAGACTTTTGGCGTAACAATCTTGACAAGTTCATTGAGTATAATATCAAAGATGTCTATCTTATGGTAAAGATTGAAGAGTCAAAGGGGATTGTCAAATACTTTGATACCATTCGTCGCTTTACCTTTTGCAGTTGGTATGATGTATTCTACAACAGTAAGGTGCTGGATTGTTTCTTCTTACTCAAGGCTAAGGAGTATGGCATTGTCCTACCCACTACTCGTAAGCAGAAGGATTACACAAAAATTACAGGCGCTATTGTAATTACACCAACGGTAGGAGTCCATCAGAACGTTGCTGTGGGTGATGTGCGTTCTTTGTATCCTACCGCGATTCTTACATGTAATATGTCACCGGAAACGATTGTGCATGATGTAACAAAATGTAACAAATATGTGCAGGTAGATGATGTTTACTTCAGCCTGGATAAGCGTGGTTTCATTCCGCGTGTAGTAGAGGATCTATGGAATTTACGACAGGAGTTTAAAAAGAAGCGTGATACCTTTGAACATGGTTCACATGATTACGAAATGTGGGATACTATTCAGACCGTGTGCAAGTTCTTACTCAACTCGGTCTATGGAGTGATGCTTGCACCACATTTCAGATTGTTTACGCGAGATATTGGTAAGTCTATTACTTACTTCGGTAGGAGAACTAATTTGTGGATGCAGGAAAAGATAAAAGAGAGAGGACATAATATAGTGGCCGGGGACACTGACGCTTGCATTTTCGATTTAAAGAGTAATACGTTGTCCGAATTAATTAAAGAAGGTAACGACACAATCGATTACATTAACAACTCACTTGATTACTTTTGTGAAACAGAATTTGGTGATTCAACCTACAACAAAATGTTCATTGAATTTGAAAAGATTTACAGTAATGTATTCTTTGTGGGTGATGAGTATGATAATGCCGTAAAGAAGCGATATGCAGGTCTAATTGTATACAAGGATGGTGTTGATATATCTGAACACCCCAAACTTGAAATCAAGGGATTTGAGGCAAAGCGTAGTGACACACCTACCATAATTAGAGAGTTACAGAGTAATGTGTTTCGGATGATTCTTACGGGTAAGGGTAAGGATGAGATATTCCCAATGGTGAAGAATGTAAGGGACAAGATCATTGCAGGTGAATACTCTCCTTACGAAATAGGTATTCCAAAAGGTGTATCAAAGGAATTTCACGAATACACTTCTAACATGCCTATTCATATCCACGGTGCAATCTATTTCAATAAATATTGTAATGGTAACATCAAGATGGAGAAGGTGAAATATGTCTATGTCAAAGATGTTCCACCTGGACTGCCTAAGACCCATGCAATATCATTCACCGATGAGCAACCAATACCTGAAGGATTCATTATAGATTATGCGCGCATGGCAGAGAAGTTGATCGATGAGAAATTCCATTACATATTCTTGAGTATGGGATGGAACATACATGAACTGGATGGTGTTGAGAGGTTTTGGTAAATCTCTTCAATTCTTTGAGTAAAATGCACGTTTTTTCGATATGTTTTTTCAGGGTGATATAAATGTTCATCCCACAAGAGATAGGGTGCTAAACCATGCGAAAATGCTATGACTTTGGTATGATTTTTTGATTGTGGTGGGTGTTTCATAACGTGTATTGTAATTGATACACTCTCCGTCAAAAACATAAGATATATATAATCAGACTGAAAACTAATTATGCAGGTGAAAGGATGATTGAGATTGATAAGATCAGGTATCCAGAACTTGAAAGGATTGCAAATCTGAAACCTAACCCTGAGATTCTTTTGGGTCAGGAAATCTTTTTTCAAGTAAAAAGAGATGGTTCCTGCCTTGGAATCTGTTTAAATGATGAAAATAACATTCATTTACGCAGTAGGAATCTAGCAAATGCCTCTGATATGTTTTACAGTGGATTCAATCAAACGCCTCATGTTGATTCAATTCGAGAAATGATTCTCAATGAACGTGATTATGGTGATGAACTTGTAGTGTTTGGTGAGATGTTGATGAAAGGACGTTCACCTACGCGCATTGAAATGCATGAGGATTTTGACTTTGTAGTGTTTGATATTTGGAGCACGAAACAAAATAGATTCCTACATTACAATAAAGTGTATCAGACTTGTTACCACTTTGATATTCCTGTAGTGGATTTATATGGAACGTGCAATGTTTCAACCATTGAATCCCTTTACAAGTTCAAGGATGAGATGATTGAGAAGGCGAAAGATAACAGTATGGAAGGTGTTGTAGGAAAGGTTTGGGCTGAACTACCCTGGAATTGTGGTGAAGGTGCAGGAACTAAGAGAGGTATTGTTTACTTCAAAGAGAAGCAAGATCTTCCTTCTCTGGAAAAGATACCTAGAATGGAAGAAAAAGATAAAATTCAATTGCCTATTTTACCTGATTCTGAAATCTACGGTGCAATAGAAAAGGTAAGAACAGATATTGGTAGTGACTTTACTGATATTAAAGTTGCAATGCCATTGGTTGCAAAATACATCAATGAAGAGTGTAGGAAACATAACTGTAAAGCACCACGAAACATCTTCCAGTATTATCAGCAGAGAATCAGAGACATTCAAACTGGAGTTGATTAATTGTTCTACCTAGATATGTATGATGAGGAGAGTAAATGTTACACCCCTCACAATTTCCTTGACTTTTGTGGTTTCGAGTGTCGCTACAATGAATTAACTGAAAGATATGATGTAAATGGATTAGCGTCATCTACGCTTTTTATTACATCGTTTGACGATGAGGAGTTTGCTGTTGCTGTTACACGTTTTCTCATTACACTGAAAGCGATAGCAGAAATCAATCCTCAATCCGAAGTACGATTCATTGATGTAGATATGATCATTGATGAATTGGAGGAAATGGAAGAGGATGATGAGGTTTTGTTTACTGAAGAAATAACTGAAGAACAACATAATAGGTATGATTTACTCACTGTAGCGTTTCTTACATTTTGGTTAGGATTTATAACATCAATGGTGATTTTATGAAGAAATTAGTCATTGCAGTAGACTTCGATGGAACTATTGTAACAAACAAGTATCCTGGCATTGGTTATCTGAAGCGCAATGCAAAGAAGGTGATCAATGAACTGTTTGATGCAGGGCATGAGATTATCATCAATTCTTGCCGACAGGGCAAGGAAGAACAGGATATGATTGATTTCCTTAAACAAATGGGAATCAAGTATTCTGCTGTTAATGAGAACCTTTGTTACCGTATTGAAGAGTATGGTAACGATTGTAGAAAGATTGGTGCAGATGTCTACATTGATGATAAAGCGTATCCGTGTAATATCATGAACTGGAATGAGATTTATCGTTTTATTACACGTAAGGCAAATCGTAAACCTCTCATTATCTGCATTGTAGGTGAATCGGGTAGCGGTAAGACAACCATTGCAGAATACATAGAACGTGAACATGGTATCAAGATGATGGAGTCCTACACTGATCGTCCTATGCGTTATCCAGGTGAGACAGGTCATACATTTGTAACCAAAGAAGAGTTTGATACTTTCTCGCATGATGATATGATTGCCTACACTGAATTTGGTGGGCATCGCTACTGTTGTCTGAAGAAGGATGTGCTGGATTTTAACACGTATGTTATTGATGAGCGTGGATTGATTTACCTCATGCAAAATTTCAGTGAAGTGTATGACATCAAGTGCATTCGTGTTTATGCTGATTTGTCTACCAGAATCAAACGTGTAGGCAAGGAACGTGTAGAGAGAGATGAAGGTATGTTTACAATACATAAAGATAGTGAATTGTTTACGTGTAGAATAAACAATAATTTATCGCTTGATTATTTGCAGGATGAGATTGACTTTCTCTTGAAACAGTTATTGGTGTAACCATGAAGATGATTCATACGTATTGTATTGGTAAGGCACATGAACTTATTGTAAAGGAAATATACAGTAAGGGTTACGAGCGCATTACTACGAAAGGTGAAAAGACACTTGAGATTGATGGTTCTTGTATTGTGATTGATAATCCATTCACAGAACCAATGGTAAGTGATAAAGCAGCATTTGGTAGGATGTTTGCAGAACAGTATGCAGATCAGATTCTACATGGAACTAAGGCAGACTTTGATTACACGTATCATAATCTTTTATTTCGATATGAATATGATTTAAACGGCCCTGCATGCAACATTTTCAATCAAGTGGAATATGTAATCAATGAACTTAGAGAACATCCTACTTCTCGCCAAGCAGTAATGAGTCTTTGGAATCCACCTGTGCATTTTGATATGGAGAATTGCCCCTGTCTAAATCATGTGCAATGTGTAATCATCGATGGAAAGTTGTGCATGAATGTAACCTTCCGTAGCAATGATATGTGCGCGGCATTCGGGCAAAATGCATTTGGACTTGTTCATCTTCAAAAATACATTGCAGATGCACTTGGATTACCCGTAGGACGCTATCAACACATTAGTCTAATTCCACACATTTATATAACGCGAGATGAAAATGATATTGAAAGACTTGTAGGAGTTGATTAAGATGGTTAAAACACAGAATCAAAGTCAGAATCAGAACGATCAGTATATTAGAGCAACATTCTCCTTTTTCCTTTCGGGTTATCCAACATACATAATCAGAGATGAAAATGAGCAGGTCATTGGAATGGCAATGGATGAACCCGTAATCAAGAATGCACAGAGTAAGATTATTGAAAAGACAGGTAAATATTACGAGTATGAGAAAATGGTAATGAGACTTGAGAAGGTGGAATAACTTGAAGGGTGACTTTGGTTTATCATTACACATGAATCTTTTTGAGTGCAATCACGAAAAGATTTGTGACATTGAGTATATCAAGGCGTGGATGATTGATCTGTGCAATTATATTGAAATGAAACGTCATGGAGATATGATTGCAGAACGCTTTGGAACTGAACCTCATCTTTACGGTTACTCTGTAATGCAACTGATTGAAACATCATGTATCACGGCACACTTCAGTGAGGAGACTGATTGTTGCTATATTGATGTATTCTCTTGTAAATTATTCAATGGTCCAAAGACTGCAAAGTATTGTGCTAAATATTTTAATGCACACGCCTACACTTACAAACTATTCAAGAGGTAATTACTATGAGTGACATCGTTAATGAAGTTCTCGCTGCTCGTTATTTTCGTGAAGGTGAATCATCCTGGGAAGATGTTTGTAGAAGAGTTGCAGACTATGTAGGAAATACGGATGATGAGAGGGAGATATATTACGACATGATGGTGAATAAAGATTTTGTGCCTAATTCACCTGCTTTGATGAATGCGGGAACAAGTATTGGACAACTTTCTGCATGTTTTGTTTTGAAGGTTCCAGATTCAATGGAAGGAATCTTTGATGCAATTAAGAATGCAGCATTGATTCATAAGGCTGCTGGAGGCACGGGTTTTTCATTTGGCAATCTTCGACCTGAAGGTGATAAAGTAAATGGAACAGATGGTGTTGCATCCGGCCCTATTTCTTTCATGAAAGTGTTTAATGCTGCTACTGATGCTGTGAAGCAGGGATCTAAAAGAAGGGGTGCGAATATGGGTGTTCTCCCTGTTTGGCATCCTGACATTGAGAAATTTATTACGTGTAAGAATACTGAAGGTGATCTTTCTAATTTCAATATTTCAGTGATGATTGATAATGAATTTATTAAAGCAGTAAAAGATGATTCAGATTACAATCTTCATTTTAATGGTAAAGTTTACAAAACAGTAAGAGCAAAAGAATTATTTGATTTAATTGTAGATGGAATTTCTAAGACAGGCGAACCTGGAGTTTTGTTTTACGATTATATCAATGATGTAAATACTTGTAAACATCTTGGTAATATTGAGGCGACAAATCCTTGTTTAATTGGAAGCACATTAATTAAAACTGTTAATGGTGATATTCCAATTAAAGAACTTGTAGGGAAGAAGGTAAAGGTATATTGTGTTGATATTAATTCATGGCAATACCCAATATATGAATATAATGCATTTAATATTAGAAAGACACGAGAAAATGCAAGTTTAGTAAAAATTGTTACAACAAAAAGAGAAATAATTTGCACACCCGAACATAAGATATTTGTATGTGATATTGGATATATTGAAGCACAAAATCTAATGAAAAATTGGCAGTTATTTAATTACTCTAAAGAACTAGAAATGGTTGATCATGTAGAATATCTTGATCATACAGAAGATGTTTACAGTATGACAGTAAACAAGTATCATAATTATTTTGCAAATGATATTTTAGTTCGTAACTGTGGTGAAGAGCCGCTACTGCCTTACGAGTCTTGTAATCTAGGTAGTATAAATTTATCTAACTACATAGATAATGATAAACTTAATACTTCAAAACTAATCAACACAATTGAACAAGCAACAGAGTTTCTTGATAAAATTATTGATCTTAACAAATATCCTATTGAAGAGATTGCAGACGCGAGTAAAAAGACTCGTAAGATTGGATTGGGTTACATGGGATTCCATCACATGCTTATGAAGATGGGTATTCCTTACGATAGTTCTGATGCATTGTATCAGGCAAGATTAGTCATGGGTATTCTTAATGATATGTCTGTTTTGACATCGCGTGAACTTGCAAAAGAACTTGGAACATTCCCCGCTTATGAAGGTTCACAGTGGTTCCTACAAGATATTCCAATGCGTAATGCTACTACAACGTGCATAGCGCCCACTGGAAGCATTGCAACACTTTCTGAAACCTCATATGGTATTGAACCTGTATTCTCCCTGGTGCATAAGCGTTACACATGGGTAGACGGCGAAAAGAAAGGATACCTAATGGTTGATCCGGTATTTGAGGAAAAGTTAGATGAGTATATCGAAACGCATTGTGAATTTACACAGTGGGATAAGAAGAAACAGGAAGTAGTTAATCATGCTTACGAAACAGGAACTATTCAGGATATTACATGGTTGCCCGTAGAGTTTAAATCTGTGTTCAAAACCGCACTAGACATTGATTGGAAGGCACACATTGACATGCAGGCAGCGTTTCAGCAGTATTGTCATGCTGCTATCAGTAAGACTATCAATATGCCTTCAGGCGCTACTAAAGATGACATTAGAAGTGCAATTCTTTATGCTTATGAGAAAAAGTGTAAGGGAGTTACCATTTACGTAACAGGCAGCAGAAATGATATTGTTATGGAACTAAAGAAAGAATCAACATCAACTCCTGTAACAACACTTACCGATGAAAGAATCCTTCCCAAACGTCCCGCTGACCTTCCCGCTACAAATAGTAAGCGTCGTAGTGGTTGTGGCAAACTAATCATCTCTGTTGCAGAGAAGGACGGCAAGCCGTATGAGTGCATTATAAACAACAAAGGTGGTTGCACCGCTATGAATGATGCACTTGGGCAGATGATTTCACTTGCAATGCGTTGGAATGTTCCTACATGGGATATAATTAAAACTCTGCGTAATGTTACTTGCCCTGTCGCTTACAAGAAATTCTCTGAAGGTAAATCTGATGGAAAGTCATGTGCAGATGTTGTAGGAAGAGTAATAGAGAGTCTAATTCCTGATAAGGATTTAGAACCCTCTCCTATACCTTGTAAGAAAGAAGTAAAGACTAAATCAAATATCTGCCCTGAATGTGGTGAGAAAATGAGTATGGTTGAAGGATGTGTTACGTGTGCATGTGGATACAGTAGGTGTGGATAATGTTAGAACTCAATGAAAATGAACTTGCACAATTTAATCAATTCATCCAGCATCATGAGCGATGCTTTGATGATAACAAGTATCAATCCACTATTCACATTACTTTTACTGGAACGGGTATTGGTACTGTTAAAATGGCAGAATGTGAACACTGTGGTGAATGTATTAATCTTACAGACTATGGATGTTGGTGATTATAATGGGTTTAGATTTACATGATGTTAAAATTGTAAATGATGGGTATCGAGTTAAGAATGTTTTTATTGATAATAAGGAAATGAAGGGTGTAACAAAAATCACTTACACAGAAGAAATTGAATCGGTAAGTTCAATTATCATCGAAATGTTTGTAAATAAATTAGAGATTGAAGATTGTAATGAAATAGACACATTAAAAGATAAGATCAAAGAACTTGAAGAAGAAGTAAAGCGGTTAAAGGGTGAAATTGGTATTTATGAAAACGAGAAAAGACTTGAATTATGGAAGAAATCTAACCCGTATAAATTTGAACCATATATACCACCTAAAGTTTGGTATTATAAATATGACAAACCACTTGATCATGGTGATAATGGGTTTTTTCATAACAACCTTTAAATCAATTTTAAAGCGCATAACAGTGAGAAAAACATATTCAGATTACTGTATTACTTCGGAGATGGATTAGATGTCAGTTGCACATTATTATTATATGGAAAAAATGCAAAAAGAACGATGGATTACCATTGAATCTTTTGAATCGGTTATGAAAGTAGCATTCCTTGATTTTGTCAATGGTAAGAATATTCCTCGTAAGATAGAGTATGAGAACAAGACTTACACATTTGTCGATATGTGTAGGTATTGGACAGAACATGGATGGTTACAGGCATGGATGAATGGTATGGAGGTTCTAATTTGAAGTTCCGCATGAGTAAGAGTAAGATGTATCTTTACCGCAAG